TCAGGCGGCGCGCTCGTGCGCGGGTTCGGTGGCGGCCAGTGCGCGTTCGATCAGCGACCAGTCGGCACCGGGGCGATGCGCGCCTTCGCTGAGGATCTGCCGGAACGCGCGTCCGCCGCGCCGGCCCTGGAAGAGCCCGAGGATGTGCCGGGTCATGTGCTTGAGCTGGGTGCCGTGCGCGAGCTGCGCCTCGACATACGGCCGCCACGCGCGCAGCAGCTCGGCGCGCTCGCGCTCGGCGTCGCCCCACCATGCGGCATCGAGCCGGTGCAGCAGATACGGGTCGTGATAGGCCGCGCGGCCGAGCATCGCGCCGTCGGCGTGATCCAGATGCGCGCCGGCTTCTGCGACATCGGCGATGCCGCCGTTGACGATCACCTGCAGCTGCGGGCGCTCGCGCTTGAGCCGGTAGGCCCAGTCGTAGCGCAGCGGCGGCACTTCGCGGTTCTCCTTCGGCGACAGGCCCTGCAGCCAGGCGTTGCGCGCGTGGATCACGAACATGCCGCAGCCGGCGTCGGCGATCGCGTCGATGAAGCCGAGGAAGCGTTCCCATTCGTGATCGTCGTCGACGCCGAGCCGGCATTTCACCGTGACCGGCGTGGACGGCACCGCGGCGATCATCGCGCCGACGCAGTCGGCGACCAGCGCCGGCTCGCGCATGAGGCAGGCGCCGAAGCGTCCGGCCTGGACCCGGTCGGAGGGGCAGCCGCAGTTGAGATTGATCTCGTCGAAGTCGTGTTCGGCGCCGATGCGCGCCGCCTGCGCCAGCAACGTTGGATCGCTGCCGCCGAGTTGCAGCGCGACCGGATGCTCGGACGGATCCATCGCCAGCAGCCTGGTCCGGTCGCCATGGATCACCGCATTCGCATGCACCATTTCGGTGTAGAGCCGCGCATGCGGTGCGAGCATGCGATGGAAGCTGCGGCAATGCGTGTCGGTCCAGTCCATCATCGGGGCGACGGACAGACGAATCTCATCGGGATTGATGAGATTTCCGCTGTTTTTCGCGTTATTCATGCTGCTGTGCGGGTCTGGCATACGAGGGGATTTTCGCGAGTTTTTCGGCGTTTCCGGGCTTTTGGTGCTACAATCCGTGCTACCGAAATAGCCATGTAGCACCATGGGAACCATCACAGCACGTCGTCGGAGCAATGGGACAACAGGATACACCGCCCAGATTCGGCTCAAGCGGGACGGCAGACTCGTGCATACGGAAGCCGAGACGTTCGGTACGAAAGCGTTAGCGCGCGAGTGGATGACACGGCGAGAATCCGAATTGCAGGCGCAGCGTTCCCGCGGCGAGGTGGTAGGTCGTCGCATGACGATTGAACAGATGATCGAGTGGTACCAAAGCCGCGAGCGACCGGACAAACCCTGGGGAAGGACCAAGCGCGCCGATCTGGCGCGGATGAAGGCCGGCCCTCTCGCGGGCAAAAGGGCCGATCAACTCACGCGCGCCGACTTCATCGGGTATACCGAATGGCGCCGCAATCAAGGAGCCGGTCCGGCGACGGCCTCCAATGACTTGATTTGGTTTCGGCAGGTATTTCGTGCCGCAGATGCCGTCCTGGGATGTCCGGTCCCAATGGATGCGTTGAACCGCGCGGCCGAGTATCTCCGTCAGTCACGAATCATCGCGAAACCCAAAAAGCGGGACCGCCGTTTGCGCGACGGGGAGGAGGCGAAAATTCTCAAGCATTTCGCCACAAGGGGTAGAAGCGCCAGGATCCCGATGCGCGATATCGTTCTCTTCGCGCTGGCTACTTCACGGCGCGAAGAAGAGATCACGCGCCTACTCTGGAGCGATCTTGACCGAAAGAAGGGAACCGCGCTGCTGCGCAACGTGAAGCATCCCACGGAGAAAGTCGGAAACGACAGGGAATTCCGCCTGCTAGCAACCGCTTGGGCGATCATAGATGCCCAGCCGAAAAAGCCAGGCGAGCCGAGAGTCTTCCCCTATAACCCGAAGTCGATCGGTGCGGCATTTACGCGAGCTATGCCGATCCTTGGAATCGAAGATCTGCATTTCCACGACTTGCGGCATGAAGCGACATCGAGGTTCTTCGAGGCTGGTTACGACATTCCGCAGGTCGTGCATTTCACGCTGCACGAGTCATGGCAGACGCTGAAGCGGTATACGCACTTGAAGCCGCACGATGTTCCAGATTTCACCGTGAACGAGAAGAGGGTCAAGAAGCCGCGGCGTTGATTCGCTCCCATTCGCTCTCCGCGATCTTTCGCTTCTCGTCGATGTAGTTGGCCAAGTGTTCTGCCGAGATCAGCCAGGGCGACTTCTGTGAGCCAAGCCTGAAGGCGGGCACCGGCAGCGATTGCCTGGTCGCGGCCTTCTTCGCTTCGTCGGCAGACATCCCGAAGTGATGTGCGCATTTGGCGAGAGGAATGTGGCCAGTGCCAAACTCCGCCATGAGGAAAAAAAGTGTGCGCGACTCGGTCATGCTGCCGGGGTGTGCAAGTGTGCCTGTCATGGCATATAGGGTTTTCTGCCGCTGAGTCTGCCGCTGCGTCGTGCATGCAGGTAGGCGTTGATTTCGGATTCGTACCATCGCCCGCTGTCGGGTTCAGGAAACCGTTTCCTTTTGATCTGCTGGTAGATCCAGCTTTTCTTGCGAGCGACGCGCTTCTCGACATCTTCGAGCGTGAGGCATCGCTCCTGGAACAATTCTTCTTGCATGATGTGCTATGCCGTGTCGAACGAAGTCAACATAGAGAATTCGATGGCGTGAGAATTTCAGGGTACGCGAGTTGAATCTGCGGCCGGTGGCGGTAGCAATCCCTGTGCCCTCGTGATGGAGCGCGCGAAGATCTTATATAGCACGATGCCCGCTGCGAGCAGTCCTGTCTGGATAGCCGCGTAGGCGTAAGCGCCGGTTGCGATCTCGATGGGAATGAAGATCGCCGAACATAGGATTGATACTCCGCACAAGAATTGAGCGCAGCGAGGCGGACTCATAGCGTCGCTGCTTCCGACAATGCCGCAGCGTAGCCTGGGCCGTTGCCGTCGATCGGACGGGAATCTGCGTCCGATTCGCCTGTCGTTGAAGATGGGGCGCTGTTTGAAGGCGAATCGAACAGCCCCGGTTCGGATGAGCGATCGGGAGTCGCAGCATCAGTAGCGTCTGCTGTGGCGCCGGCCGTTTCGTAGGCCGCGCCGACGACGCCTGCATTGAACGCTTCTTCTGGAGTCAGGCGCTCGACTTTCAGGTGATGCTCGATGAAGTGGTCGCGGGCCGCTGTGAGTGAGCGGGCCTTCACCACGAGTGGTAAGGCCGTATCGTCAATCAGCAGGCGATGAAGATGGAGGTTGGGAAGTTTCGGCATATGTATTTTCACAGGTATAAATAATTAGACCTGTGATTTGATACCACTTTCCGCGCGAGCGTGCAAGCGTCCGCCGCATGGCGTTTGCCATCGGGCTTGTTTGAGCCGGATATGACGCCTTGTGCGATCAGCGGGGCGGTTTTGTGGTCTTTCCAGTACGAGACATATAGAGACGCAGGATGCGTGACGCCGCCTTCTCGGGCCTTTGCTCGACTGACAGGACATCCGTGATGGCGCTGAGCAGCGCCTGCTTGTCGAGCGGCGTTGACGCGGACTGCGCGCGTTTCGACCTGGGTTGCTCGACCTTCTGCGGGAGTGTGCCGTTCTGTATCCAGTCGGCTCGAAACCCGGTCGCCGACTGCACCGCAATCAACGCCGCAGCCGACGGGCTGGCGACTCGTCCATTCTCCCACGCCGATACCGTGCCTTTGAGGACTGGTTTACCAGTGATCTTTGAAATCAACTCGGCCAGTTCTCCCTGCGTCAACCCGGCCGACACACGCGCATGCTTCATCCGTTCGCTCAGATGATTCATGTTCAGCACCCCAGCGGAAGAGTGCGGAAAATACCATCTTTCGACCCTGTTGCATAGGTTTAGTGTAAAAAGTTATACATGCTGCATGTTGAGAATTCGTCTTTGCGATGCCGCCCGCTTGGTCGGCGCCACTACCCAGAGGGGGCGAATCAATCATGCCGCACTCGCGCGTGCCTTCCATGTCTCGCGCTTCCTGCCGAGAACCTGGGGCGAGTTCGTGCCCGAGTTGTACGCGCGACGGCTGATTGACCGAATGCCGATCGCGCGTGAATACGTCGTCGACCCCGACACAGGAATGACGTTGATCGAAATGCGCTCGCGGCTCTCTGCGCGCGCGCCTCCCGAGTCGGACTGATTTCGCCCTTCATTCGTTGTCCTGCCTGTGGCGCCTTGCCGCTGCAGCGGCTCGACGCATGCCCGCGTTTCCAATTCTGTGCAATTCGAGCCTTTCCCCATGAGTACAACCGCCGTTGCCTGGGCAATGTCGCTGCCCCTTCCTCCGCGCACTTCATCGACCAAGGCATTGTTGATCGTGCTGTCGTTCATGTCGCGACTGACGAAGACCCAGAAGCTCGAATGCTTCCCGTCGGTCGGCTATCTGGTTGCCGTCACTGGGCAGAACCGCAAGACGATCATCGCCAATCTGGACAAACTTGAACGATGGGGGCTGTTATCCGACACCGGTCGGCGCATGGGTGTGACGCGACAGGTGATTGTGTACAGATTGCACATGCGCGCGAAGATATCCACACGTCTTCCACAGGGCTATTCGCAAGCGAAGAAAAGACGCCCGAAAAACGACGATAAGCGTCCCGAAAATGTACCGCAAGTGTCCCTGGAACGGGACACGGAAAGGGTTATAAATATGGATAAAAAAAGCTTTCGCGCGCCTGCGCGCGCGCCCGCCCCCGTTCGATCTGCCGCCGTAATTTCTGCGTCCGCAGGCGCCGGAGACGGACGGAAACAAGCCATGACAGACATCTCCGACTTGATCGAGTGCTACCTTCCGAACGCGGAGCGGACGTCGACTCCGATGAGCGACTGCTCGGACGCAGATCCGAACGATGGAGGTGTCGCGTGAGTAGTGGATCGAGGGACATCGAGGAAGGGCGTCTGGGAAGCGCGGCGAAGCTGCTGGCGCGTCTGGCCCCGAAGTCGATGCCGCGTATGCCGGGCCAGGGGGGTGTCCCCGCGCTCACGCCACAGGACATCGCAGCGGCGTTGGGCTTCGCGGCGCGTGGCAGTGTCCACGACCGGCTTGCGGTGGAAGTCCTGTGTCTGCGTCACTGGCCGGAGACGTTCGAGGGCCCGCAGGCGCGCAAGGTCGCAGCGGATAGCACACCGACGACGGGCAGCCCGACGACGGCCACGGCGCGCGAGAGGGTCAGCAGGAAGCGACCGTCGCATGAATCATCGGCTGCAAGACGGGTGGAGGCTTGCCGACAGGGTGTGCAGCCGATCGAGCACCACCGCAAGCGCCGGTTGGTGGCGCTGGTGGCCGCCCGCGCCCGCAGACAGGCACTGGCGTGCATGGCGGCCTCTCCGGAAGCTACGGCGGCGCTCGGGGCCCGCAGTGCGCAAACGGCGTTCTGGGAGGCCGTGGCGAGGGCGATCCTGGCCGAGTACGCGCAACCGAACCCCTGTCAGATCTGCAAAGGGCGTGGGCAGTTACTGCGCCTGAAGGCCGATCCCGAATCGAGGGGCAAGATCCGCGCAGAGCTTTGCGCTTGCGAGGGGTGTCACGGTGGGGGGACGGCAGCGTGGTCCTACAAACGTCGTGCGAAAGCGGTCGGTGTGCGGGCGGAATTCTATCGGCTGTGGGTCAATGCGATGCACGAGCGCGAACTGTCGCTGTTGCGAGAGTTGGAGCGGCATGCGCTGCAGCGGTTCTCCGCGCGACTTGGCCGATGAAGTGGCGTGTGATGCGTCCAGCAAGTGGACGCGGGGCTTGACCCACCCCAGCGCCATCTTGGCAAGCGCCCGGAGAAATGTAAAAATTTCGTAAACCGCGAATTCGCAGGGTCTGTTACATCAACCTACGCGACCTCTGCTGCTGCGGAGGGCTGGGCGACTGAGCCGTGGCCGTGCGATTTCGCGTCGGCTTGACCTCGCGGCCACATGCCTGCGCGATGCGAGGAGTTACTGGCTGTGCCCGCAAAACAAACGATCTTGCGTGAAATGTGTAATTTTTAGGGATTGAGGTATAAATAATTTGACCGGAGCAGCCCCGTTCGGTACAAAGGGCCATCGTGGATTGTTGCGACTGACGCAAGTCAGGCCAGCCACGACAGAGATCCCCTCGACAGAGCGAAGTCGACGGGTCCATTTTTTTGGTCCATGCCGGGCGGTCAATGCGCCACCTGGTTCGTCGTGAGGCGTCGCCGCGCCAGTGCGCAGCCCTGCGAGTTCGACTTTTCCCCTGGGGTCGACCGCAGTCCTGTTCGGATTCCTGCGCACGCCGAACGCCGGCATGGACCCCCTTTTAGAGGTCGCCATGCCGCTGAATCGACTCACTGTCGCCGATTTCCAGTCCGCGGCTGAAGCGCTCGGTTGTCGTCGTGAAGTGATCCAGGCGGTGGCCGAGGTTGAAGCAACCGGCAGCGGCTTTCTGGCTTCCAACCGTGTTGCGATCCTGTTCGAGGCGCACATCTTCTCGCGCTTGACCCGGCATCGCTTCGACAAGAGCCATCCGTCGATCTCCTCGGCGGTCTGGAACCGGAAGCTCTATCGCGGCGGCGAGGCGGAATACCCGCGCCTGGAATTGGCGCTGCAACTCGATCCCGAGGCTGCGCTGCAGTCTGCATCGTGGGGCGCCTTCCAGATCATGGGCTTCAACGCCAAGAAGGCAGGATTCGCGAACGCGCACCATCTGGCGTTCGCGATGCAAGAAAAAGAACAGCGTCACCTCGACGCCTTCGTGCGCTTCATCCGCAGTGAAGGACTCGCCGAGACGTTGGTGCGGAGCGACTTCGATGCGTTTGCTTTGGGCTACAACGGACCGAAGTATGCTGAAAACCGCTATCCGCAGCGAATGCGGGCCGCCTTGGCCCGCTTGATGCAGGGCTGACCCTGCAAGGCGCGACCGGTCGTCGACGTTCAGGGGAACCTGAACGCAAAGGCCAGAAAGCGCCAGAGGATCGTCGGCGAGGGAGGGCTCTCGCTGGCATGGTGCGCAGGGAAGCATCGCGAGAACGTTCCGCAGCAGTGCGGGACACTCCGCGAAGGCTGGCTGCGCAAGTATGAAAGCATCGAAGGTAGAAGGAACATGACGTCCCCACGCAAGACCCCCGCCGGATCGACCCGCACAGCGCGCACGCAGCGTGCAAGGCGTCGGCCAGCGGATACTCATTCCTTGGCTTCGTGCGAGCGCATGCTCGTCGAGGCCGCCGGAATCACACCTCAGCGCGTTCTGATCGTGACCTACGATCGTTCGGGTGCGCTGCGGATGTGGTGCAACGGCGCTGATCCCTTCGAGGCTCTGGCGATGGTGGAGTATGCGCGGAGTCGTCTGCAATTGTCCGCGATGCGCGACGAAGATCCCGCCTGAGCGGTTCTGCCGCACGAATCCAGCCCCCTCGAAGGACATCCCATGCCCTGTCGCTGCCGCCCATTGGCGCGGCCCGGTGAGTCGCGTCCTGCGCCTTCGCCGAAGCCCGCCATGCCGCCACCTGTCGCCCCGGAAACGCCATTGGACGCGCCCTCGCGCGCGCCTGAGCCCGCTCCGGAACAGCGCTCATCTGCGCGCAAGGAGCCTGTCCGATGACCGTGCACGACCACGATCCGCTGTGGTGGCGCATCCTGGCGTGGCTGCCGGAGCGTCTGTTCATCGACTGCGCGGTTTGCCTGTTCTGGCGTGGTGCAGTGGTGGGCTTCGGTATCGCCTGTGCGCTCGCGCTGGCGCTCCTGGTGATCGCAGAGGTCTGATCCCATGCCGCGCGTAAGACTCGATCCGACGACCGGACTCAACCCGATGCAGCGCCGGTTCTGCGACGAATATCTGATGGACTTCGACGCGGGTGCGGCCTATCTGCGCGCGGGTTACAAGGCCGGCACGCGCAAGCTGGCGCAGGACGCCGCTTCGCGCCTGCTGGCGAACGAGGCAGTCGGTCGCTATCTCGTGGGGCGACAGAGCGCGCTGCAGGCGATGGCCGAGGTCGATCAAGCTGCGATCATGCGGCAACTGGTCTGGATGGGGATGGGCGACGTGCGCGGGCTGTTCAATGCGGATGGCAGCGTGCGCGAGATCACCGAACTGACTGCGCAACAGGCCGCACTGATCCAGTCCATCGAGATCCAAGAGATAGAGGCGGTAGTGAACGGCGAGCGCGAGGTCGTCGGACACACGAAACGCATCCGTATGGTCGATCGCATCAAGCCGGTTCACCTGCTCGGTCTGCAACTCGGGATGTTCGCCCAGCAGCACAAGCACACCGGCGCAGTCGGTGTGTTCGACCCGAGCGAACATCTGACCCAGGAACAGCGTCGCAAGTTGGCTGAGGAGATTCTGCAGCGCGATGCACCGGCGTGATCCTGCGGTGCAGGCGTTCCTGTCCGAAGGGCGGGATAACCTGCTGGCCTACTCGATCCTCGGCGACCCCAAGTACGTTCCGTATCGCTGGCATCGCTATGCCGCGCGACGGCTGGAGGCTGCGGTGCAGCGGGGACGCGGACGGCTGATGTTCTTCGCGCCGCCCCAGCACGGCAAGAGCCGGCTCGTGTCGAAGCAGTTGCCGCCGTGGATTTTCGGGAAGCATCCGGACTGGCCGATCATCGCCGCAAGCTACGGGATCGACCTCGCCGAGGAAAACGGGCAAGCAGTGCGAGATGCGCTGATGTCGCCGGTCCATGCGGCGGTGTTTCCGGAGTCGCGGCTGGACGGGAGCTCGACCGCCAAGACCTACTTCAAGACGACCGAAGGCGGGCTGTACCTCGGCACGACGATTCGCGGCGGCGCGACCGGTTTCCCGGCCAAGGTCTTCATCATCGACGACCCGTTCAAGTCGCGCGAGGAAGCGGAGTCCGAGCGGGTGCGGGAGTCCACCAAGACCTGGTTCACCTCCGTCGTGTACCCCCGATTGGCAGAAGACTCGCTGCTGATCGTCATGCACACCCGCTGGCACGAAGACGACTTGGCAGGCTGGCTGCTCCGCGAGCATCCGCAGGAGGAGTGGGAGGTCGTCAATTTGCCGGCGCTGGCGCTGGAGAACGACCCGCTGGGCCGTTCCCCTGGCGAAGCCCTGTGCCCCGAGCGGTTCAGCGAGGAGGCATTGGAACGCAAGCGGATCGTCAGCGGCAGCCGCGATTGGGAAGCGCTCTACCAACAGCGCCCGGTGGCCGGGACTGGCGGGTTTTTCAAGCAAGACTGGTTGCGGCACTACGACAGTCTGCCGATCCAGATCGCGCGACCGATGAACCGCTACCTGCTGGTCGATCCGGCGGGCTCGAAGGGCAAGCGTAGCGATTACAGCGCATTCGTGGTGATCGGGCTGAACACCGACGGGCGCTACTACCTGCTGGACGCGGTGCGCGATCGTCTGTCGCTGAAGCAGCGCGCCGCGCTGCTGATCTACCTGCATCGCAAGTGGAAACCGCTGAAGTCCGGCTACGAGAAGTACGGCAAGGACGGCGATATTGAGCACATCCAGGGCGTGCAGGAGGCGGAGAACTACCGCTTCGACCTGGAACCGCTGGGCGGGCAGATGGCGAAGGAGGACCGCATCGAGCGGCTCCAGCCGGATTTCGAGAACGGGCGTTGGTGGTTACCGAAGGCGCTACCGCGCACACTCGCGGACGGCTCGCCGGTTGATGTGGTGGAGCGGTTCGTCAACGCAGAATACCTGACCTTCCCGGCCGGGCTGCACGACGACATGCTCGATGCGCTTGCGCGCATTTACGACATCGGGCCGAAGTTTCCGAAGCCTCCGCAGGCCATTGCACGCCGAGGCACAGAGGGCGCTTCGGCGGGGTTTGTTTGGTGACGCTTCAAGATGCGAGTTGTTTGAATGCGGCCGTCCCCCCAGCTATCAGGAAAAAAGTGCTGTTGACGATGAGTACAGACAAAGCAACTACGTTCAGAATTCTTCGATTGCTCGGCAGCTTCATGTCATGCCATGCACGAAAGCTGACCAAGACCATCATGACCATGGAAATCATCATGGTCATGAAGCCGACGATCATCGGGAACGCTGGAGCGAGCGGAAAGACTGCATTGGCGTATTTCATGACGGCGCCGCCACCTACAAGAACGGCCACGCTCACGCCCAATTTCTCGTAGTAGGCGATGCCCATATCTAGGACTGGGCTGGCAAGTAGGCTGTCCTCGAATTTCAGTTCCTTCTCCTTGTTTACCCTAGGGGGCGTGCCGGGCGGTCGTTTCCTGGGCTTCATTCTTTGCTTCCCTCTGACTGGAGTTTTTTGACAATCCACTCGCCCCATCCTTGTGGGAACTTGATTACGACACGCCCACCCGTGCCGATTTTCTCAGCAAGCTCGGCAAGTGCGTTGGCATGTCGATCGGGCCAGCCGTTCGCAAGGGCAGCGGATTTGACCTTCGCTCTGTCGAGCAAGATGCCTTCTTCACGCAGGGCAACAAACAGCTCTTTCGCACGACTCTCGTCGGATGGATGTGCAAGTCCTGTTGATGTGTTGGCGACGATGCTAAGGGATCTAATGGATCTTTCCAGCAGTGTGTTCATATGTGTTCCTGGGTGGGTCAATGTGACGTCGATTGATCAAATTAATTCGACGGAAATTTACAGTCGGCATGCGAATTCAATCAACGTTGTCGCGTGGAAGCTAGTACATCCATCCGAGACTATCGAATGCTATCTCATACCCTGAGACTGACCATGCCGGTACAGGCGGTCCAGCAAGCCCTGATCGGGCGCGAGCGAACGGCCGACGAGCACCAGGTATCCCAGGAACTGCGCCTCCGCACCCGCCTGGGGCAGTACGTCGAGGAGCAGTATCTCGACGCCAAGCGGCACAAGGAGAACACCGTCTGGCGGGGTGGGGTCAGCGTCCATGAGACCCTAATGCGTTGCCTGCGGATGCGCAACGGCGAGTACGACCCGGAGCTGGCAAGGGCGCTAGACGGGGTGGACGTCTATATGCCGCTGGCGAGCATGAAGGCGCGGGCGGCGGGCGCCTGGATTCGCGACACGCTGGCCAACGCCGAGGACAAGCCGTGGACGGTAGAGCCGACGCCGCTGCCGGAATTGTCCGCGAGCGGCAAGCTGGCGGCCCGACAGGCGTTCTGGCTCGATCTGCAGCGCCAGGGTGTGATGCTGTCGATGCTGCCGCCCGGCATCGCGGCCGAGCGGATCAAGCAGTTGGAAGATGTCGCCGCCGAAATGGAGGGCGACACCGCGCGCGAAGCCTGCACGCGGATGGAGAAGCTGATCCACGACCAGTTGGAGGAGGGCGGTTGGCGCGAAGCGTTCGACGCCATCATCGACGATCTGACCGTGTTCCCCGTCGCCATCGTGAAATCGCCCATCGTCCGCCGGGTCTCGAACCCGAAGTGGAGCGGTGAGCGGATCGTGATGCGCGAGGTCTCGCAGATCCGAGTGGAGCGCGTCTCGCCCTTCGACCTGTACCCGTCCCGCGACTCGACCGATCCGCAGAATGGCAGCGGCGTCAGCGAGCGTATGCCGATGACCGGCAAGGCGATCACCGACTGCAAGGCACTGCCGCACTTCAGTCCCGAGGCGATCTCCACACTTCTGACCCTCTATCCGACAGGCTATCGCGGTCAGACTGCGAACGAGATCGAGCGGCGACAACTGGAAGCGCAGGGCGGCACGGCCTTGGGTGGCGGCGATGGTCTGTTCGACGTGATCGACTACTGGGGGCGGGTGTCGGGAGCGTTGCTGCTGGAGTGGGTCGCCTATGAAGGTCGCGACCCCGATGCGGCGTTTCCCGAGCGCGTCGACCCGGACCAGTTCTACGAAGTCAACGTCTGGCACTGCGCCGGGCTGGTGCTGCGCTGCCTGTTCAACCCGATGCCGACCGGCCGACGACCCTATGCTGTCACCAGCTTCAACCGTCTCCCCGGATCGTTCTGGGGCGAGTCGGTGGTCATGCTGCTGCGCGACCTGCAGCGGCAGGCCAACAGCGCGGCGCGGAGGCTGGTGCAGAACATGGCTTATGCCTCCGGCCCCATCGGCGAGATCAACCTGGACGCGCTCGACGAGAGCGAGGACACGCCGAACGTGATCCGACCCTATCGCGTGTTCTATACGCGCGGGAGCAACAAGGGCAAGGCGATCAACTTCGACAAGGTGCCGAGCGTCGCAGCCGAGCTGCTGGCGGTGTTCAATGCCTACTGGCGGCTCGCCGACGAGGTCTGCGGCATTCCGGCCTACAGCTATGGCGGGGCGACGCCTTCGCAGGGCGCGGCTTCGACCATGGGGGGGTTGTCGCTGCTCTACAACAGCGCGCTCAAGGGCATCAAGCAGGCCATCGGCAACCTCGACAAGTACCTAGTCGAGCCGGTGATCGAAGGACTGTACCTGCTCAACATGCTGCTCTACCCCGACCAGAACGTGAAGGCCGACGCCACCGCGGTCGCCCGCGGCGCGAAGGGCATCATGGCCCGCGAGATGCGCCAGGCGCGCACCGTGGAGACGTTGCAGGCCCTGCAACCCTTCGCGACCGGACCGATGCCGATCATTCCGCGCATCGGCGTCGTGAACCTGCTGCGCGAGTGGCTGAAATTACAGGGCTTCGAGCCCGATCTGATCTTCGGCAAGCAGTTGCCAGAAGACCTGTTGCAACAACTGGCTGCGCAGGGCGTGACTGGATCCGCGGGGATGCCGCTTGGGGTCGACCCGATGGCGTCGATGGGCGGAGCGGTCGCCGCTCCGGTGTCGACCCAGCCCGGAACCACGATGCCAGGACTCGACGGCCGCCAAGCTCCCGTCGTGAACGCGCTGCGCAACGACCGACTCTGACCCTAGGAACCGACGCATGAAGATGGACGGCGACGACATCGTGCCGGGCGACGCCGTGTTCGACATCGTGTATGGGCCCGGGATCGTGCAACGCATCGACCCCGTGCAGGGCGTGTTCTACGTCCGCTACGGCCAGTACGCGGCCGGGTATTTGCCGAGCGGCGTCAACGATCGCTCGCGCCGCCGGACGCTGTACTGGCATGACCCGGTGGTGTTTCTGCCGGCGAAGGATGTTCGCGTGTGGTCCCTGATGTTGCGCAGCTTCCGTGCGTTGTGGGCGGTGCTGGTGCGTTCTCCCTTGCTGGAAACGCTGGCGCAGCCGCCGGCGGGCGGTTCGGAAGGCCCTGCGTCAGGATCGACGGAGGCCGGCCATGGCTCGTAATGGATTTCTCTATTACGGCGCATGGCCATCGGTGGCTGACGAGGTACCGAATGTCGAGGTCACGAACCGTTGGGTCCTGCTGCGTTTCGCCGGGAGCGGCTGCGCGGAACTGCAATTCCTGATCCATCCGCGCATCAAGGACGCAGCGCAGGCCTGCTGTGCGCCGCCGAGCGCGCCGGAGTTGTGGGCGACGTGGCGGCGTAACGGCTGCAAGTCGGTTCTGTGCGGCCGCCACAACCAGATCGTGCTGGCCGAACCCGGTACGTATCGCGTCCAGGTCTGCCGCGGCGATCTCGATACCGTCGTCTACTGGACGGAAACCGATATCCCCATCGCGACGGCGCCTTCTCCCCATCTCGCACAAGGAGGCCCGTAATGGGCTGTTGCGACGAAACCAATATCGACGGTCAGACCGTCCGGAACATCACGTTAGTGAACGCCGAGATCGTCAACGGGCGGATGACCGGCACGATTATCGGCACCGATTGCGCGGGTCGCGATCTGCGTGCCGGCACCGCTATCGCGACCTGTGTGGATCTGCAGGCGGCCATCGACGCATTGCCAGAGTTTCCCGAATTCCCGGTAGTCATCGAAGTCCGACAGATCAATGTCCTGCAGGATCACCGCATCCAACTGGTGATGAGCGATGGCACGACACTCGTCACCGAGACCGGCCCGGGCGTTTATACCGATCACGAACTGATCGAGGGCACAGGACTGCTCAACGATCCGGTGCGTGGCGATCCCGAAAAGATTGCAGCCCTGTTCCAGACCTGCGCCGGTTCGCCGCATGAACCGGGCAACACCATTCCGACCTGCGCCGAGATGGGCGAGGCCATCGAGGAGGCGCTGCAGTTCGAGCCCTGCGTGTTTCCGCCGCCGATGAGCGAGGCAGCGGAATTGCCGACCACGCTGTATGGCGGCCGTGGTGCGCTGCTCGGTATGCCGGTGGGCTTTCTCGACATCGGCGGATTCCGCGTGCCGCACTACGGGCGCTGCGAGCCCGGATCGCAGAATAACGTCGAGACATGAGGAGACGGACATGACCGATCAACTCCCGATCAAGTACGACGAGGCGCGACATGCGCCGTTCGCTCCCGAAGACACCGTGCCCGCGGCCACGCTTGCGCTCGCGCAGCGCCTGCGCGCCGGGCACGGCATCGCGATCACCGCCGATGCCGATGGCGGGATCACCATCATCAACATCTGCTGCCCGGGTGAAGGGCAACTCTGAGGCCCCATGCCAGACCGCAATCCGATCAAATACGAGGCAGGCCAGCACCTCCCGTTCGCACCAGACGATACGTTGCCGTCGTCGGTGCTGGCGCTGCTGCAGCGCGTTCGCGCAGGCGAAGGTATCGAAATCATCGACAACGGCGACGGCACGCTGTCCATTGCCAATACCTGCTGCGACACTCCGCCGCCAACCGGCTCGGTCCACACCCTGACCATGACCCCGGTGCTGGCGAACATCCTCGAAGGGCAGGATGCATGTTGGGTGGTGGTGCTTGATGCTCCGGTCGAGGATGCACCGCTCTCGGTCGCCTTCAACTTGGGCGGCGATGAACAGGGCATCCACGGCTATCCTGCGCCGACGGCAACTTTCGCTGTCGGAACAAATTTCGCGACCATATGTGTCGAGACCGTAGACGACGCGATCGACGAACCGAACCGGCAGTTGACACTGCAGCCGGTGTTCGGCCCCCGATTGACAGGCTGGACACCGCCGGGCAATTACTTCGACACGATTATCGTGCTCGACAACGATGGAGAAGGCGGCGCCGGCTACAGCATCGTCAGCATGACGCCGCCGGCGGCGACGATCATTGAGGGCCAGGCCGCGTGTTGGGACATCGTGCTCAACCGCGTTGTCGACGACAGCCCGCTGACCATCTCCCTTGCATTCTCCGGCGACGAGCAGGACCAGCACCAGTATCCTGCGCCGATCCTGACGATTCCGGTAGGCGCCTTCGGCGGCCCGGTGTGCGTTGTCACTGCCCAGGATACCCTGATCGGGCCGGATCGCACGCTCACGTTGACCGCCTTTCCGGATGCCCGCGTCACGGCCGTGCCTCCGCCATCGTCGATCGCTGTGCGCGATAACGATGGCGAACCGATCTTCGGCGCGGGCTTGACTGCGCTCGGCGACCTGTGCTGCGTCACACAGGGCGGGTCCGGCGCCAGTACGTCCTACACATTGCAATTCCTGCCCAGCGGCGCCGTCGTACAGTCGACTAGCTGTGGGATCGACGAGATCTACCCCGGTGGCTGGGTACAGGGCACTTTCAATCCGGCCGACTACGAGATCGAGGTCCGCAACGCCTCGGACGAGGGCGACATCGGCGGCATCGGTGTTTGGCTCAATCTTGGCGTCGCGCGCACCTTCACGTATGTCTACACCCTCGCCGGTGGTGTGTCGGGCGGGCGGTTCGTGATGACCCGGCTCAATTTCCGTCGCGCCAGCGATCAGCAACTGATGTTCGGCCCTGCCCAGGTTGGCGTGGTCCAGTTGGGCGTCAATACGGAGTGCGTCTGATGGCTTCGATCTTCGATCCTCCCGTGCCCGTGTGCGGCCCGCCGGGGTCCTGTGGCGCGATGCCGGCCCGCGACCCGGCCGTCTATCTTTCGCCTTCCAGCGAGTCCGTGGAGTCGCCCGAGTTCGAGGTAGTCAGCGGCCGTGCGATCGTGCGCGCGTTCGATCTCAGCGTTGGCGCCATCCGCATTGAAATGGTGCATGGTCATGCGGAAGCGAAACGCTACGCCCTGGCCATGCAGCAAGGCATCGGTTGGTTGTTGACGCCGACGCATACGCTCACCGTGATCGACGTGCCCGGCCGCTATCGCCTGGTCGCGACCGGGATCGCGCTCGGCCCGCAGATGCCGACCGTCGTCGTGACCGATGCGCCAGCAGGGAGGGCATCGTTGTGATCGGATTCGCGCGAACGCAGATCGACGCCCTGTCCGCCGTCTTCGGCCGGATGGCGACCACGCATCCCAACCTGTATCTCGCCTTCGTCTCTGCTCTGCGCGATGCAGACCGAGCCGCAGCAGACGCCGTCGTTGGCGAGGAAGACGCCGATATGCTTCTGCGCCGTCAGGGCGCGGCGCGTCAGTTGCGCGCCCTGCTGGTACTGGCGACCGTGCCCATTGCGCCGATGCGCATCGAAGACCGCGCCACTGCCGCGAGCCTGCCGCAGGTGTAAGCCTTCCGTTCTACCGTGTCACCCGTGCAAGGCCAACGCCGAGCCTGCGTTCAGCTCAATCGGCCCCGCCCGCCCCGCCCCTGACGTGCGGCGGAATTCCGGAACACCCATGCGTCTGCCGCCATGCGCGGTGCCAACACCCGAATCCGCGTCGTCATGCGCGGGCTGGACTGGCGTCGCGCGTGGCGGTGCGCGCGTGGACTCCCCAAGAGCCCAACCATGACCACACCCCATGTCTTCACCCTCGAAGCCCTGCAGGCCCAGGTCGCCGCAGACACCGGCGAATCCTCGGCCGCGTCAACACCCGCATCGACTTCCGCGACACCGACACCGCTGACGCCCGGATCGACCGCAGCTCCCGCTGCGACACCGAATCCGGGCAGCGCGTCGACCGCAGCCGATGCTGGCAGTGAGGGTTACGTCGATCTGGATGCTTGGCGCATCGACGATGCCGAACCAATGCCGCGGTCATCCGCGCCGACCGATGGTGGCTTCGAGACGCGCTACCGCGTCCTGAAAGGGAAGTACGACGCGGAAGTCCCGCGGCTGCAGGCCCGCATCCGCGAACTCGAAGCGCGCACCGCCCCACAAGACGCCGGTACCCTACGGCAACTGCAGGCGCAAGTGGAGACGCTGACGAGCGAACTGGAGACGCTGCGCAGCGCGCGCGCAACGTCCACGCCTTCTGAGCCGGCAAATACCGCCTTGAGCGACTCGCCGGCGACAGACATCGACGATGATCTCGCGTTCGAGTACGGCGAAACCGGTGCGCGCCTGATCCGCGATCTCCGCCAACAGGTCGCGACGCTGCAGCAACAAACCGATGCGCGCATCGGTTCGATCGAAGCCCGTGACGCGACCCGGACACGCGACACGTTTCGCAGTCGACTGGTCGAACGGCTGGGCGAGGACCGCACGGTGTTCGACGAACCCGAATGGGCCAACTTCGTGCAGCAGCGCAACCCATACACCGCCGGCAAGAGCTACAACGCCAGCCTCATCGAAGCCGATGCGGCCGGCGACATCGACACCATCGTCAACATCGTCAAGGCGTACCGACAGGTCGGCGCGACGGTTCCGGGGCCTCGCCCTGACCCGTTCGACGCCCTGGCCGTGCCTGCGCGCGTGCAGGCGACCGGCGTCCCCACTGTGGGGCAACGGTTCCGTGCCGGCGATCTGGACGCGATGGTGAAGAAATGGCAGCGCGGCGAAAAAACCTTCGCCGAACTGCAGGCATTCGAGCGCGCCTTTACCGCCGCACAGCAGAGCGGTCGCGTCGATCCATGAATCGATCACCGATGCATTGCTGATCGTCGACCCTCTGCGGCGGGCCGGGCGCTTCCCCCATTTTTTGAGGAGCGCTTCCGATGGCGATTCCCGCCGCCTCCGGCTACCCGCAATACTCGGGCAGCCTGATCCAACCGCAGTTCTACAACCGCTTTCTGATCCGGTCCTACGCGGCCACGATCCTGAAAGACATCACCACCACCAGCTACACCGGACAACTCGAACAGTTCGGCGACAGCATCACCTTCCAGCGTGAACCGGTCGCGACCGTCCACCGTTACCAGAAAAATGCCAGGCTGCTGACCAACACCCCGGAAGTCGAAAGCACCACGCTCACCGTGGACGAAGGCTTCTACTGGAACTACAAGCTCGATCGCGTGGACATGAAGCAGATCCGCAATGTGGATCGACTCATCAAGTCTCTGGAAGACAGCGGCGGCCGTACCGTCGGTTACGCGCAGGAAAAATCGGTGCTGGCGAAGATGATCCGCCACGCTGCGCCATACAACAAAGGCAGCAACGCCGGCTCGATCAGCCGCAACATCAACCTGGGTCGGGTAGGCGCCCCGCTGCAGATCACGGGCGCCAACCTGCTGGAGTTCATAGCCCGTTGTCGAACCGTCATGGGCGAAGCCAATGCGTTCGAGGCCGGGCAGATGTTCATGATCCTGCCTGACGCAGCGCAGACCGCGCTGTTCACCTCGCCGCTGGCCAGCGCGTATATCACCGGTCTGCCGCGCAGCTTCATCGTGGACCCGCGCGGGAACACGATGGGGGCGCTCGCGCCGGCCGGATTCCAGCTCATGGGCAGCAACTTCGTGCCGACCGTGCTGGATCAGACTGCCAACGCACAGTGCAGCTTCGTGATCTTCGGTCAGCGCATGGCCACGGGCTACGTGCAGCAGTTGCAGGACGCGGATGTCATCAAGTCTGAGCACTTCTTCGGCTCGTACTTCCGCGGGCTGTCGATCTTCGGCCATAAACCACTGTTCCCCGAACATCTGGGCGTCGCCTACGTTCGGTTCAATTGATTCCGGGCGACTGACCCACTGAGGAAATCACCATGGCACATCATCATCTGTATCACGGCGGCGGACGGACCCCGCAGGACGTGTTGTTCCCGCAGAACGTGGCCGGCTGGGCCGGCGATGCCTGCGCGGACGACTGTCCAATGTCGATCGATCCCAATGCCCCCATGACCACCGAGCTGCTCGATGCGGTCCGGACCGAAGCGGCGGGCCACAAGATCCATGTGGCCTATGGGCTGTCGCGAACGCTGGACTTCTACCCGGCGCTGATCGATACCGGATACACGCTGCGTCAGGACTGCCTGCTTCCGACGGAAAACACCGGCCGGCTTCAGGTCGGTCTTCAGCAGTACCTGGCCTGCCATCCGCTGGCCGAAAACGACACGATCTATCCGGTCGTGATCCCACCGGACTGCTTTCTGCTTGGCGTCTACTGGAAGGTCGAAGTACCGGAGGACGGGGTGACTTTCACCCTCGGATCGGTCCGGGAGGGTGTCCCCTCGACCGAGATTATCGGCGGCGCGGCGGCTTCCGGCTGGATCGCGGTCGGGACTTGGCTGCCGCGCGCCGACGCCCTGGCGTTGATCGTCAATACGCTTCCGGCCGAAATCCTCACCCGGTTGCGCTTGACCGTTTCGGCGGTCGTTTTGTGCCCGGACACGGGCAATTGACCGGCAGCGTATGTGCTGACTCCGGTGTTACCGTCAAGTGGCCCGCAAACCAATGGAGCGGGTATCCCAAATCGGTGTCGCCGGCATCTCCTGCCGGTAACGCCATCCCTGTTTTTCGACGGAATACAAGGAGTTAGTCATGATTTTCAAGGTTGCTTCAAGAACGCGCGGTCTCACGCTCATTGGCCTGATGGCTGTTCTCGCGACCCCGGTGGTCCATGCAAAGTGCGGGTGTCCCAGCGATGGGGCCGGGGCTCCGGCGGCCCAATCCGGTCTCGGCCAGGAGTTCCCGGTTGCGCCGGATCTCGCAGCGGATGCCGCGTGGCAGGTCTACGAATTCCAGAGGGACGGCATTCGCTATACCCAGATCAATGACCAATACGGCAATGTCCGAGCAGCCGTTGGCCGTATCGGCGATACGTTCTGGACCATGCCGATCGGAACCGACGCCGATCGTGTGACCATCCAGGCGGAAACGCAGCCGACTGGTGTGCCCAAGGTCCTGTTCCGTTCGGATGACGTGGAAGTGATCCTGTACCAGGATGGCGCGACCCAGCGCTGGCAAGTGCGCACGCCATCATCCTTCTGACGGCAGTGCCCCGTCTGCTGTGGGGGCCGGCTCGTGATTCGTCGGCTCCCACAGCATCACATGGATGCAGTGAAACTGTTTGCGCGCCATGGCGCCTCCATACGCCTTGACTCGTCGTTCGAGGTCGATCTCGGCTAACGCGCCTGATCGCGTGATCTGAGGCGAGTTTTCAGAGTCTGCGATGATCTTGAAAACGATACCCCGATGCGCACCTCGCTTCCATGTGCGCAGTTTGACGATGTATCGCCTTGGTGCACTTTGAGCAAGGATCGTGAAAGCATTGCAAATGCAACGATAAGCGGTAAGTTGAAGGTCGACGGAAAGACTGCGTGGAATGCCGATGGCGTTCGAGTAAATGACTTCGGCATCGCCAGCCCAAAAGTCCGTGAAAGTCTCTGGAAAGATGACGCGGTATAGTCCGACTTCTTCGATCTTGAGAGGGTAAATCGCTGCAGCCCGGCTCTCGAAAGATTGCATATGTTCGACGGTCGCGCTGTTCAGCAACATGGCTTCCGTGAATTTGCCCTGAGCTTTATATAGTTCGACCAGTTGTTTCCGCTGCTCGTGCATATAGACATGCATCTGCGCCATGAAAAGAACCTGCTCTCGCAAGTTGTTTTCGCCGATGAAAAGGCTGGAGCGGGTCATTTCCAGAGCACGCTTTTCCGAAATACCAAGCTGCCTTGCGCGATCGTAGAGTGAAGAAATCTTGGTTCCAATGGGCAAGAGAACGCTCGCGGCGATGGTCAACGCGCACTGGACCACAAAGACATCAAGGTCTCGGGTGGCTTGCTCTCCGGTGTAGGTCATGGTCTGCGCGATCGCGAGATTGACAATGAATACGCCGGCTGCAGCCCCTCTCCAGCCGTGCATAAGCGTCAGACCTGCTGCCGGCAGAAACATCAACATCAACAGAACTTGTCTTGATGTCTTGCTCAAGTCTTCGTGCAGAGAGATTGCTGCGTAGATTCCGAGGATCAGCAGAACCCCGACTCCGGTGTCGCGAATGAAGATGCTGCCCTTCAATTTTCTGTGCTTCCCCATCGCGAAGAAGTAACCCGGCAAGGCAAGAAGCAGAATTCCGAGATAGTTTCCGACCGCGAAATTCGATGCCTTTTCTAAAGTATCGAAGGAAGACGGGCCGGACAGGGCGGCATTGATGACGACATTCCCGAGCGTGCCCCAGATGGCAAAGGCAATGCCCATGGTAGGAAGCCATGACACCTGCCGCTCTACGGTGGGTAGAAGTCTTCTGATTGAAAATATGGCGGAAGTGACCCACGGCGCGAGCAAGAACGGACTGAGGTAAGCCCAAATGACTCCATAATCCCCGGCCATGGGGACTCGGATGATGAGCAGGGCAGCAGCGTCGCCGAGCAACAGATAGGGCCAGTATCGCAAGGGTGCGAGCAGAAAGACCGTCGCTCGCAAACCTGCTGGCAGAAACCACTGGTCGAAAGATGCTTGCCATAGAAGCCAATAGGCTGCGCAGTAGCCTGCCGACGCTGACAGGCCGCTGCCAAACCTGATCCATCTGTTGCCTTCCATGCCTCAGTTCCCCTGCTTCCTGGCGCCGATCGCCGGTCCCGAATTCGTGGACTGCTACGGATCGTAAAGCAAACTGCGCCGGAAGTCGCAAGCCTGCGGGCTTTTCAAAGCCAGCCCACGACCAAGCCATGCAGATGAAGATCGGCCAGATCATCGCCATGGACTTCGATGCGCTCGACTTCAGAGCTATGGGCGGCCAGCAGCAAATGATCGCGCCTGACGAAGATCCGACGGACATCGGACCGTCCCCAGAGAGTGAAGGCATACACGGCCCCGTCCATGATGTCGGCATGGCGGGTGATGCGCGTATCGATGAGAAGCACGCAGTCCCGCTCGATCAGCGGCGACATGGCCGCATTGGGCTGCAGAGCCCAGCGGCAGTCATCCACAGGCGTAGTCCCCAGCTTCCGACGTGCAATGACTTCAAGGAGATAGCAGTCGTCCATGGTTTCGGGCCGACCGAAATCGGCGAGCCTCGGGATGCGGACGTTGCCGCTCGGGATGGGAGCGGATCGATTGGCAGAATCAATCGAAAGACCGGCTTCGATCACCTTCGCATATGCGCCGCTGATCCGTTCTGGTGGCACCGCAAGCACGGCGGCGAGGGTAGGCGCATAGTGCGCCGGCACGGGTCGACGACCGTTTTTCCACTGCGAGAGGCGGTTCGCAGTCGTACCGATCTGCTTGGCGATGAAGTCGCCCCGCATGCCGGAGTCGTCGATGGCGTCAGAGAGAGCCTGGGCAAAGGAATCCATGAGGGGCGAGATCGGAGAGGAGGGGCGACAGGGATTAAACGACGTGCCCCAGGAGATGTAAAGACCACAGTTGCATTGTAATAAACCAATGGTGTATTTTAGTCCCTGGTCGAAAGCGACGGGGTGGTCCTGCCATGCCGCGCTCACTGAACAGGGAGCTAGGACGCATGTTGGTAATGACCTGCAAATTGGGCGGGGTGATCCGCGTCGGCAATGACGTGGAGGTCGCGGTCAACGGGCGGGATCAGGATCGGATCGCGGTCAGCGTAGTAGCGCCCGTTGGGTCGGAACTGCACTTCGATGGCGCGACGATCAGCCCTCTGTCGATGTCGAATGACCGACAGGCTTACTACTTCTCGCTACGACGTGTCCGCCGTTTTCGTATCGACGACATCCTCATCGCGATCTGGCTGCCTGGCGATGTCGTATCGCTGGCTGCAGACTGCGTGGACTGTGTTCATGTCGGGATTGCGACGCCCGCAGCAATTCGTGTCAGTTACGAGCACACGGGCGATGCTGATCCGTCAGATATGGCACAACAGTGGGCAATGCCACGGCAGGAGAGCACGCGATGCTAATCCTCACGCGCAGGGTGGGCGAGACGATATACATCGGAGACAGTATCTGTCTCACCGTCTACGACAAGCTGTGCTACCACGTCATGCTGGGTGTGCTCGCGCCCCCTTCGGTACCGCTGATCGTCAACGGCGTGAAAATGCGAGGCGCGGCTCTGGGCGACGGGACCTCTTTCTATCTCCTCACCCTGCTAAGCCAGGATCGCTTTGAGGTGGGAGACGCAGATGTCAGCGTCTCGTTCAAGCCGACATATCTAGGTTTTTCGGCACTGCGCAACAGGCAGGTGCGCATCGGGGTGGTTGCGCCTCGATCGATCGCGGTGGATCGAGAAGAAATCCGCCTGAAGAAGCAGATCGCGGCAGGGAAATGCCCCCCGCAGATCACCATGGGCGAATGGATGCGGCATGTGAACCTGTCGGCCTCTCCCCGCGCAGCGGCATGAATGCGGCGACAGACAATCTGTATGCGACCGGATAAGTGGTGGTGGTCGTGGCGAAAAAAATGGCCGCAGATACTGGAATGTTCGGGCAAATGCGCTCTGGCGGCGGCGCTGTGGGTGCTGTGCTGAACACACGACGCCGATCAAGCAAACAGCCATGATTTTTTGACATCGCAAACCAAACAGAAACCATGAAGGGGGAAGGCATGAGCGGGACGCAAGGCCACGGCGTTACAAGGGACATGCGAATCAATTACATGCTGGCGGGATGGCTGACTGCGCTGCTACTTATGTGCATGATGCCGGTTGCGTCTGCGCAGGACGCTGCCGGCGAAAAGCATGCGGATATCTTGAGGCTGATGAAACTTACGAATGAGGAGGCAAGCTTCAGGAAGATGTATCAAATGATGTTCGAGGAAACGGAGAAATCCATGCGCGCTGGAGAAGGGGGCGCCGGCGCCGGGCCGACTGCAAAACCTCTCGCACAGGATTACAGGACCGCGGCAGAGCGTGTCCTGGAGAGACGACTTCCAGAATTGATGGAAATCCTGGTCGCGCTCTACGACCGGCACTACAGCCATGACGATATCAGAGGGCTGATCACATTCTTTTCGTCTCCGCTGGGTCGCAAGCTCGTCGAGAACTCGCCGGAGCTAATGCGGGAGAGCTACAGTCTCGGTGTCGCTTTCGGTAAATCGATCAGCGAGGAAATCTGGGTGGAAATCATGTACATTCAGCGCGGCAAGCAAGGGGCGACGCGCGAAGATCTACCGAACCTCAGTTTTCGAGAGTCCGTGAACGCAATCGAGGGGCGTCGATGGCAGCAGTGCCTATCCGAATACCGCCGTCAAACAAGGAATTGATATCTCGAAACGGATCGGATCGATGAGAACAGGACGAGACCGTCAATGAGGCCGCCTCCTCTACTCAAAAAGGAACTGCATGTGAAGGCTCTACTGGTTGTTGTCCTATTGCTGGTGCAAATGACAATCAGCGGCTGCCTGCTGGAGCCGCTGCCGCCTGCCGCCAAATCGGCGCACACCCGCAGCCTGGAGACGTGGTACCCGGACAAGGGTGCCCAGGCATTGGCGGTCGCCGCGGAATTCGGCGATGCCGCCGAGGTGCGCCGGCTGATGAAGGAGGAAGGCGTCGATCCGGACAAGCATTTCTCGCCCGAAGGCATGCCGCTGCTGGCATGGCCGATCTTCACCCAAAACCCGGTCGGGTTGAAGGCGATGCTGGAGAACGGGGCGGACCCGAATGCGCGGGTCTCTGAGCCCTTTGAGGTATTCAAAGGAAAGGATGGCAGTGTCGGTGTCTATTACTACGATAACGCCATGGTCTGGGCGGCCAAACAGCAAGACCCGATTTATCTGCGCCATCTGCTGGATCACGGCGGCGATCCGAACACCCGAAACTCGAATAACGAGACCCTATTGTTTCAAGCTTATATCTGGCAGGACCAGTGGCAGAACGTGAAGTTGCTGGTTGAACGTGGCGCTGACATCAACGCAAAAACAAGAATCGGAACAATCGCTTATAACTACGCTAGCCAGGGCGGATTCGAGAAAGTCTACTGGCTGTTGAAACATGGAGCTGACCTCGCGCCAGAAATAGGTTTGTCTTCGAGCCAAGAGCATCGCTCACTCATCATCGAGTCCATTTTCTGGAAACCGATGGACCCGGGAGAAGGAAGGGAATGGCAGATCAAGTGCCAGCAGTGGGTGCTGAGCAAGGGATTCAAGCGCCCTCCGTTGCCGGACCACTACCGGCGGGATCGGGAGGCATTCGGATTTGAAACAGACGAGTCGAAAGTCCCGTTGCCAGAACCCGATGAGGGAAACCCATGACGTCCCCGGCAGAACTGGAACAGCGGCGCTTCACCCGTGAACGGCTGCAGTCTGTTGGGACACCAGAGGCACTGGCCGATCTGCAGAAACTGCAATCGCTGCACTATGACGCTGAGATGTCCTACCTGGGGCAGGACGTCTACCTTGCTGCAGCAGGCGAGGGCCGTCCACCTACAGGGTGGATACGTGGCAGCGATAATGTCGAAATCCTGCGTCAGCGACTCCCTGAGTTGAAAGATGTTACAGATAAAGATTTAAAAGAATACTTTAGACCGCGTGAGTCCGGTTTCCGCGCCGAAATCTATCTCCCCGATCCGGAGATTCTTGGCCCGGGCTTCAAACCCACAATAGCCTTCAAAGGGTCTTCCGGGCCCATCGCACTCGCGGACGGCACCACGCGCGGCACGGCGCTCGAAGACTTCGCAGGCATCAACGGGCCGCAAACGATAGGCTTGCGTACCGACTACTACGATCGCGCAATGGAGCTGGCGAGAGACTTCAGGCAGTTTGGAGTGCGTGTCGATTACACCGGCCACTCCCTCGGTGGGGGTCTGGCCTCGGCAGCCGTATCGGTCAGTGGCGAACGTGCCGTGACGTTCAATGCGGCGCCGCTGCATCCCGATACCGCCCGCGATTTCGTCGACCGCAATCCGGGTGCGCGGCTCTACGATCCGAATGCGCACATCATCGCCTACCAAGTGCAGGGCGAGGTGCTCAGCGACGGCGTCGTCTACAACGTCGATCGTCTGGATGCGTTCCATAACCGGCAACTGGCCGAGGTGATGCGGCACAGTGCGACCATCCTGCAGAACGTGCCCGATGAGGTGCGCGACGAGCTGAAGGAACGGGTCGAACACATGATGCCGCCGCATGCGCGCGTCTCGTTCGGTGCCTTCGTTGACCAGTTGGCGACCGGCGACACCGAAACCTTGCTGCGCGACCTGCCGCTGGCGCCGGGGCGGGTGGTCCCGATGCGACCGATGCAGCGCAGCGATCCCAATGACCCTGATAGCGCCCTGGTGCCGCGTCCGGACGTGCCGAGTTTCTCCGGTGTCTCCAGCTTCGCCGGCCCGTTGCTGGACCTCGCGCATCGTGAGGCAGCGGCGGCGCGTGTGGGCAATGAAGTCGGTGAGTGGGCCGAAGCCGGCGGCAAGCTGTATGCATCGTCCTTGGATGCGCAAAGCGATGGCGTGCGCGCTGCCGCGAACCTCGCGGGTGAGCTTCAGGCCCAGGCAGGGCGCGCCCTGGGGCGCGCGACCGCGGCCGGTGTGCGCACCAGCGGCGAGGCTTCGGCGGATGTCCGCGAAATCGCCGGCAAGATCGAGGCTTCTGTCGATCTGCTTCAGGGCGAAGTGCGGGCGCGCAGTGCGGCAGCCGGTGCCAGCGTCCTGCGCAGCATCGGCGACATCGACCTCCTGCCGGACGGCTTACAGCGTTGGGCGGACCGCCGTGCGGACGATCTGCAGCGTGACGGCACCGAGGCGTGGCAGCGCAATCGGGCCGAAGCCGGTCAGGCGCTGCGCGACGCCAACCAGGATGCCGCAGTGATACGGCAGAACGCGGACGCCGTGGCCGATGTGCTGGACACGGTGGCGGTGAAGGGTGCACGACTGCAGGGCGATGCCACGATCTACGCGGGCAAGTCGCTGAGTGAAGTGCTGGAGATCGCCAGCGACAGGCTGGCGCAGGCGAGCGAATATGCGCCGGTGGCAGGCGCAGCGGCGGTTGCGGCCCGTGCGCTGCCGGAGAACGCCGTTGCGGCCCATGCCCTGCCTGGTGCGACCCCCAAACCGGCTTATGTGGCAAGGGAAGGCGTCGGAAGCGGCATGGAGTCGTTCCAGCGGCACCTCAACGATACGGTGGTGCCGAGTGTGGAAGCGAAGGTGGAGGCATACGAGTCCGCGCTGATGGCGAAATACCCTTCGCTGGCGTCGCCCGGGAAAAAGCCAACGGAGACCGAGTCGGAGGCGCTGCAGGGCGAAGACACCCGGACCCGGCCGCAACCTTCGCTGCTGAACGAACCCGGGCACGCCGCGCACCTGCTTTACCTCCAGGCACAGACTGCATTGTCGAGGATCGAGACCGCGCCCGGCACGGGGCTGACGCAGCACGAGCGCGCGACATTGGGGGCCTGCGTTGTCGCCGAGGCCTTGTCCGCCAAGGGATGGAACTTCTCCGGCGTCGATCATGTCGTGCCGAGCAGCCGCATCGATCCGCAGACGGGTCGCCCTGAGACCCTGTTCATCGTACAGGGCGATCTCGACAGTCCGGCGCACCGCAGAATTCCGATCAATCTGGAACATGCGCTCTCGCAGTCGATCGAGCAGTCATCGGCGATTGCGCAAAACGTGCAGATGACTCGCCAGGAGGCGCTGGCTCAGGAGCAGGCGCGAACCGAGGCGGCAGGTCTGGACAGCCCGAGTGGGCCGGTGATGCGGATCGGATCGCGCACGATGGCGCCGCCTGCCGATAGCGGCGGCGATGGCGGCGGATGACACTGCGGCGTTCCAAGTGAACGAAATTCTACCCGGCCCCGCGTAAGCGGGGCTTTTCTTTTGCCCAAAGGAACCTTTCATGAACGATCAATCCCCATCGGCGCCTGCCCAGCAGGCAGATCGGCAGATGACGAACTTCGGGTCGCCTCAGATCCTGATTCCGGATACCCAGCCGGTGTCCTTGGACATGCATCGCAATCTCCACCACACGGGGGAGCCGATGATGGTGTTCCAGGACGAACACGGACACCTTTACCCGCGCGACGACGAGTTCGAGTTGATTCCCGGTCTGACCCCCGGCTTCACGACCAACGGCGTCGACTTCGAGCCGGCTGGCGATCCGATCCGAAAAGTCGGGACCATCCTCACAGTGCCTACGATCGAGACCGACGTGATGGGCAACCCTCTTGGTATCGCGACCAGCGGCATCGAAGGTGGTTTCGAGGATGTGTTCAATCGCACGGGGCCGGCGGCTCGCAGTGCAGTGGCAAAGCGTAACGAGCGAATCGACGGTGGCGAAACCGGGGCGCAATTGCTGTGAGCGGATACGCCATTCATCTGATCCTGGAGGTTTCGCGCTTGCTCAACGATGCGGAGCCCGGGTATGCACATATCCGCTGGCCACGGACCGACCTACTGGAGTACCTCAACGATGCGCAGCGACAGGTCTATCTGTATAGACCTGAGTTGTACGCAAATACCTCCGAATTGACTCTGATGCCCGGCACGCGACAGGGGCCGCTGCCTGACGGGTGTCAGTTGCAGAAGATCATCGGCTCGACCGGCGATGCCGGTCGAGCGCGCAAGGTAGACGATGGGATGCTGCAGGCATTCGCTGATACCGGCTGCGCGCCGGTCAGCGCCTGCGTCGATTATCGCGTGCGCGGTTACAGCTTCACGCCGCAAGACCCGCAATTCTTCTTCGTCGATCCGCCCGTGCCGGATGATGGCGGGACCTATAGCGTCGCCCTGGTGTGCCAGCAATCCCCCGAGCCGATCACCTTGGCGCAACTGGACGATGTCGGTCCTCGAAATGATCGTTTGGTGACACCCGCGCGGATGCACAATGCGCTGGTCGAGTGGATGCTGTACCGCGCCTATAGCGTCGATATGGAGTCGGCGCAGTCCTTCGCCAAGCAGGAAGCGCACCGACAGCACTTCTACGCGATGCTGGGCGTGTCTGAGGCGAAAGAGCGCCTCGTCGCTGTCTCGCAGGCCGGACGTGCGCCGGAAGGGGCGCGGCCATGACCTGCGGGCCGGGCTTCACTGACTTCGCGCCGTTCCTAGCGCGCGTGGTGGCTGCCGCACCTGGGCTGCCGGATGTCGCGGCGCACAGCTACCTCCGGGATGCGGCGATCCGATTCTGCGAATCCTCCGGCTGGCTGGAACGCGAGGCTCTGTTGCCGATGGCTTGTGGGGTACGCGATTACCCGATCGTGCCGTCCGACTGCGAGCGCGTGGTCCGCGTCGTCGCGGCGTCCATCGGATGTCATCCGATCGATCCGCGCCGCGATGTCCTCGAAACCGGCTGCGGCTTCCGTGTGGAAGCGTTGGAGACGCCGGATGTATCCGTCTGGATCGACCGCGAGGGGGATGTTTGCGACACCCTGCGCGTGCGATATGCCGCCGCGCCGCGTCACGACGCCTGCCGTCTCGATGCCAGGCTTGCCGAGGAATGGGGGCGTGCGCTCGTGGAAGGCGCGCTTGCGGATGTGCTTCTTCTTCCAGGACATCCGTTCAGCGATCCGCGTCTGGCGGCCGTCTACAGCCAACGCTTCGAAGCGGCGATCCTGCGGGCCCGCACGCGGCGCCTGCGTGGTCGCACAGGCGCCGCGCGAACGATGGCGCTGGAGCCTGGCGATTTGGCGATATAGGAGAACGGTATGGCCCGCCCGCTGATCGTCGAACCGAACACTGACCGCTTGCATGTCATGTTGATTCGTGAGTGCGCGACAGTCAATCCAGCCGAGGTCACGTTGACGGTGACACGCAAAGGGGAGACCGTGCGCCCACCGAATCTCGCTCCATGCCTGGATCCGTGCCGGCAGCTCGGGCTCTGCGTGCACAATCTCACCGGGGACCGCTGGGGCGAGTGTGGCAAGTTGGCGCCGACGCTGGCGATCCGGCCATCACCGTCAAAAACCTATGTCGCCGTATCGGTGGAGCAGGGCATCGCGACCTTCGTGATTGACCACGATCTGACCGATGCCCCGAGTGGGTGGTATTGGGGGCGGATCACGGTGGCGGGGTGCGAGGTAGCAGTGATGACGATCTGGGTGCGGTGCATCGCAACACTGGCGCGAGCGTAGGATTGACCGGTAGGATGCCATTTGGATGGCTAATTTCGGCACTCTCTATCTTTCGAGAATTGCGCCGGGTGGGTCAGGAAAGTCGTCAAGGTTTTGCGGAGAGCGATCAATGGTGACGGATGAGATTCTCGATCGTCTTCGTTATAAGGGCGAAGGCAGTGATCTTGATTTTAAGCAGGCGCAGTACAAGTTTTCTGGTGCGAGCGATCATGAGAAATCAGAGCTCTTAAAGGATATTCTCGCGATGGCGAATGCCTACCGAGAAGGGACTGGTTACATTCTCATTGGATTCAAAGACCAGCCGCCACACCCCGCGCAGGTGGTGGGTATTTCGGCTCCAGATCACATTGATGACGCAGCAATTCAGCAGTTTGTTAATAGCAAGGTGCAGCCGAAGCTCGAATTCCGCTATGAGGAGAGGTTGTTCGACGGCAAAACAGTCGCGGTTATCGCAATCCCAAAACAGCAGCGTCCGTTCTTTCTCTCCAAGGGGTTCGGTAAATTGCAAAGATCAGTGGTCTACCTTCGTAGGGGAAGTTCGACAGATGAAGCGTCCCCTCTGGAAGTGGCAAAGATGGGGCAAGACGATAACGGTAGAGGTAAGCCTTGTGTCGATTTGATTATTCATGATGAATCAAATTCTCCACTCAAAAATGAGTATGAGTTGCGTTTTCTTAGCTATAACGAGCATAAGCTGCCGGACTACGACAACAGCGTCGAAGTCGATATGGGCTTCGGTTATGTCACAAGAATGCCATCGCCAATGACATGTAATTCAGGTTATTGGCGGGATGGCGCGAAGTACCACCAGGCGATCAATCGTTTGATTTTGATTCGGCTGTCGCTCTCTAACAAGTCGGATTTCGTCATCAGCGATGCCAAACTGGAAGTCACTTGTTCAGTGTCTGATTTGAATGCTGTTGAGATGATGCGAGCAGATGATTTGCCGGAAAAGCCAAGTGCTGATTGGTCTCCTCATTTTCGAGGGTTCCCGCATGTGTTGGAGCGACAAAGCCAGCGCATTGAAGTAGATGATCGTGGCAGTGCGCCGATTTGTCACATTAGGTTGGGTGGGCTGTTGCCGGGAGAGATGAAGCGGGCGCAGGACGATTTAGCAATCCTGCCGGCTATGCCAGGGCGCTATGTGATTCAGATAAGAATATTGGCTGCTGAGATCAATCCGCCAATAGTCCACGAGCACGCTATTGATGTTTCAGGACAGTCGCGAGTATTGGATTTCAACGACATCCTGGGACTGATGTATACCAATCATCTGAGTGATGAGAACCAAGGTGAAGGATGAGCGCGCGCCATTGATAGATAATCCTTAGTTCCTCACGATGCTCATCTGCAATCAAAATTCAATATCATCAAATTACTTCTGAAAGATTTTGGTCGTATTGAGACGTTGCTCCAATGAGTTCTATTCGTCACGCGGTATTTTCTGGCATGCGCCCGAGAGTCAATCGGGCGGCGCTGCAGGGAGGCGAAGCGATTTGGGCCGAAAACGTGAACCTCTGGCACGGCACCATTGAGGCATACAGGACGCCGATGCCGGTCGATCCACGCGGTGCGCCACATCGCACGATCTTCCACACGGCGGCCGGCTGGATCGTCCTCCCCGGCATCGCTGACCTTGTATCTGGTCTGCCCGGCTGTCCGCGAGTCCTGGCGGTCGGCGAGGATCTGCGTGTTCCTGTCTGGGCGGATGCGGCGGACGCCGTGGCTGGTCGTTGGTCGCGGCTGGGACTTCCCGTGCCGACGCCACCGATCGCGAGTGCCAGCACGCCGCCGAGCTGGGCAGGGCCAAACGACCAGCGCAGCGAGTACCGCGCCTATGTGGTGACTTATTTGGATCGCTTCGGGAACGAGGGGCCGCCGTCGTTGCCGAGCGCGCGGTTCGGAATCGACGAGGGAGCCCCTGCCCTGATTCAGTGGGACGGCTCCCCTATGGGCGGCTGGGACGTGCGGACGGTGCGCCTGTACCGGCTGACGGCGAGCGATGCCGGCGCCGAGCAGATCGGCCCGCCGCGCATGGAGGATTTCCATCTGGTCGGCGAGTTTCCGGCGGCGATAGGTGGCGTCAATGACGCGCTGCGGAACCTCGACCTGGGCGAGCCGCTGACGACAATGCGCTTCGCCCCGCCGCCGGAGGGGTTGACCCATCTGGTCGCCGAGCCGAACGGCGCGCAGTTGGCAGGCGCCGCGGGTCGCGACCTCTGGTTCTGCGAGCCGCACGAGTTCCATGCGTGGCCGGACGCCTACCGCCTGCACCTCGACGACACCATCATTGCGCTGGCCTGGACCGACAGCGGGCTGTACGTGGCCACGGACGGGCATCCGTACTGGATCGCGCCGCAGCCGGACGAGTGGGGCAGGCGTGAGGTGTTCCGAATGCCTGAACCGATGCCCTGCGCATCACGGCGGTCGATGGCGACGACGCCCAGCGGCGCTGCGCTGTACGCCGGCCGCGACGGGCTGGTGTTGCTCTCGGGGCGCCAGTGCCTGCGCATCAGCCAGGCGTATTGGAGCGAGGATGACTTCGCAGCCCTGCAACCTGAGACGATGCTCGCTGCCATCCATGATGGCCTGTGGTTCGGCTTCACTGCGAACAGCGGCTGGATGCTCGACCTGACCGATCCGGTCTATCCCGGCCGGCAGTTGGGGCTGATTGCCTTGTCGCTGAGGCCAAGCGCGCTGCACCGCAGCCGCACCGACGGGCTGTTCCTGGCGCTGCAGACCGGCATCGGCCAGTGGAACGCCGGGCCGACCTATCTGCCGCTGCGCTACCGAACGCGCTGCACGGTCACGCCAGGGCATATGAACTGGGCGGCGGCGAAGGTGGTCTGGGAGGCGCATCCGTTCCGCGGTGACTGGGCGGAGGCCGCCCCGGCAACCACGTTCCGGCTGTGGACCGACGACCGGCTGCGGTTCGAGCGTGAGCTACTGCACTCCAACCCCTTCCGGCTGCCGCACCTGAGTCGGCATCTGGGGTTCGAGATCGAGATCGAACGGCCGGAATCGCCCGACAAGGGCGCGCTGCGTGAAATCCATATTGCCAGCAGCATTGCCGAACTAGCTAAGCAGTAGGGAAATTCTGATTCCGGGACGCGGCAAAGCCTGACTCCCCGAGTGTCAGCAGGAGAGTAAGCTGTTATTTGTCCGGTCCGGGGCCATAGGCCGCCCAAGCCGGATGGCCATTGGGCCGGCCCTTGCTTGCAATATTTCGAAAAATCAAAGGGTTGAATCGTGCAAATCGGCTGGGCTTGGCGCGCCGGCTGCGGTACAGTCTCGGGACACGAGACGACACCAGGGGACGATGCAGACATGGAAATCCGCAATGCGGTTGTTCATCGAATTGAGAAGCAAAGAAATGTACGGGGGGCCGAGGTCTTGTTGGCCGAAGCGGAGATAGAGAAAGACGAAGCCCTCAGTGAGCTTCTTCGACATGTCCTCGCTAGCTACAACAGTCGAAGCTCTCGTCATACCGGATCATTTGAAGACGATCAGGAGAACTATCGCTTAAGTGTTGGCATTCGCTCGTTCCTTGGCGGTGAAACTGAGTTCATCGAATTCAGCGCGACAGCCATGGAGAGATTGAAGATCAAGATTAATGACGTAATGTTTGCCACAGGGGGCTATGTGCTCTTTGTCCGCTATACGCATGCCGATCGCGATATGCTTCTGATTTCAAAGCTAAGTCAAGAAGTCGGGGCAATATTCTCCTCGGATCTGCATCGCGTTGTGCAAGCATCGTATCTCAATCTTGATCGTCTTCAGGTGGCTGCTCGACTTGATATTGCAGCATGGAATTCAGGTGGAGATCGTTACCTAACTTTCGTATTGAAGATGGATCAAGGACAACCCGCCGACTACTTCAAGGAATTCATTGGTTGCCGTATTGATCAGGATTCAAAAGTCGAGTCGAATAAGGTCGTCCTTGTGGTAAAAGGGTTTGTTGCCAAGCTGGTCGAGGATCGCGTAATTCCGCAAGAGCGTGCCCCGGACATTCAACGTAGGGCATATGACTATGCGCTGGAGTTGAGAAAGTCGCCGGATTCGACAGGCTTGTCGTTTGACGGGCTTGCAAATGCGGTGTGGCCGGATGAGCCAGAGGCGTTTCTTGAATTTCTGAATCTACACGAACACCAGCCGTCATCTGGATTCATGCCTGACCGAACCGTTTTCAAAAAGTTGTCAAGCATTAATTTCAGAAGTAAAGAGCTTAGCCTGAAGATGACATACGATTTCCTTCAGTCTCACGTTTCCACGGATGGGAGTACGGTTATGATTAGCGATGCGCCTGAAAAATTGATCAGAGAATTGACGGAGGGTTGATGTCATGTCGTCGCCTTTCGAATCGCTGGTTGCGCTCTGCCGACTGTCGAAAAATCCCAGCATCGCTGGAACGAACCTCCATCTAAAAATTTCTAAGTCTGCTGAGGCCGTTAGTTTTTACAATTCCGTCTTGGTAGATAATTGGGTGACGACTCTACGTGTTGCAGGCTCTGAAATTACTAATCCTTTCGACTCTTTGGAGGATGGCACTGAAGTAGAGTTAATTATTTCTGGAATGACCAGATTAAAGCAGGTTGTCGCTAATAATGTTTCGGCTATGCTGAAGGCTGGTAATGGCGTGTTCCATGGTGAGCAGCCGGATAGATACTATTTAATCGACGAGAATTTTGCGTCATGGGAGAATGAGGAGCACCAAGATGTGCTTGCTTACAGGCGAGCGCTAAGGCTGGTTGCTATTCTCAAAAGGCTTGAGGATGTATTTCGTGCTCGCCAGGGTACTGCGGGCGAGTTGATCCTCATTTCTGCAAGAAAATTGGTGGTGCCTATAACTTATGAATCCACGGTTTTGCAAAGAATCGCCTCGAAGTCTGCGATTGATCAATTTGAAGAGGATGTCTTTCAGGAGCATCATCGTGATGCTAGGAAGGATATAGTTAAGCGGGTTTTAGTCAGATTTCTTGACTCGGTTCCAGAGAATGAGAGATTTTCTGATTTTATGGCTCGGCTTCCAGAATTGCATCAATCATTTCTGGCGGATTTCGATATTTACTTATCCGGGTTTAGCTTTGACAAAGCGCGAGAGGAGTTTGAAAGGAAGAAGCTCGACTTCGTTGTAAAAATAAACGCTGCTACCTCGGATGTAATGAATAAGCTCATTGCAATTCCAGTTGGACAGGGATTGCTTGTCAGTCAAATGAAGAAAGAGGTGGGTTATGAGTTGGTGAATCTTGCCCTTATCGTTGGCTCGGTTGTTTTTGTGACTATGGCGGTAATTTTGATTGTCAACCAGATCAAAACGTTGCGCCATGTGAGGGAGGAATTGAATGCAGAAAAGAAAATCTTGCAGGAGAAGGCTCGGCCAACTTATGACAAGCTGAAAGGTTTAATCGGATCACTAGAAGAGAAATTGGAACATCACATATTCTGGGTCCCAATTGGACTGGCTTTACTAATTGCCGTAACGACGGCGATCACATTTATTGCATACTTTCAGTTCACCGGAAGTATGCCCGCCTCGACTGGCGGAAGTAGTTGAAGGCAAGAGTTTCTTACAGAAAACCCCGCTTCGGCGGGGTTTTTCGTTTCTGGAGGTTTCATGCAGATCAAACGTAACAACGACATTCCACTGAGCATGGCCGAGGCGCTGGTTGACCTGGTCCGTCGCTACGTGGTCGCGCTCGACGCCGAGGCCAAGCCGCACGAAGCCGGTATCGTGCGCTCTCTGGTCCCGGTGTTGGCTGGGGCTGGCGGTATCTCGATGTACGTCGGGGCCGCGATCAACGATGCCGGCGTGCCGATCGGCGTGCTGATGGGTTACAACGCCCTCGCGCCGCTGGACGGCGAGATTCAGGCGCATGCGCCGCTTGTGATGGTCGACGGCGGTGCCGAAGGCGTCGCCGCGACGACGGCGACCGAGTTGGTCGCCGACTTCGAGGCATGGGCGCGCGAGCGGCAGGCGACGCAGTTGCGGATCGAATTGGCCTCGGGTTGCGGCATGCCGGCGCTCATCGGCTTCCGCCCCGCCACGATGTCCTACAGCAAGCGGCTCGGCTGATGGCAACCGCAGTCCTCGTCACCAATTGGGGTGGGGCGTCCTTCATGGACGCAGCCTACCTCTCGATGCTCCAGCACCGCAATCTCGTCCAGAACGACAACACCTCCGCGGTCAACGCCTGGATCAATGCCGAGTCCAGCCAGCGTCAGGACATCAACCAGCAGATCCGGCAGGTCATCTATAACCCGACGCTGCCGACCGTGCAGCCGGGTACGATCTCCTGGGGGACGATCCTTGCCGGTGCCGGCGTCGGAGGACTACTGGGCTGGATGCTGGAAGACGATGACTATGCCGGCTTCGGTCGGACTTTGCCGCGCTTCAACTGCACAACTGGAAACGTCGAAGTCGTCGCAGGCGACCCGGACGGCAACAGCCGTGTGACCAGCACGATCGTGGGGGCGGGTCTCGGCGCGCTGATGGCCTACCTCGCCCAGCCGACCCTGCACGTCGTCCCGAACCCGGCCGCTGGCAGGGACCGCTATCTCGCGGAGCTGGCCTACAAGCAGCAACTGGACAGCGTGGGAGTGAAGGCTATCGGGCAGATCGCCATCCAGATCGCGGTCGACAACTACATCGCCAGCAAGCAGCGGGATCTGATCCGCTCGATCGCCAACGATCAGGCCTCGCTCGCCAATCGTCAACTTGTCATCGCCGAAAAAGAGTATTGCCGGTATACGACGGTTTTCGCTCCGGTCGAGGACGCAACAATGGCGCAGGTCGCCGCTGACCCGCGCTATATGCCTCAGTATGAGTTGCACATGGGGCGCGCTCGGAACGATGCTGCACGCGCTTTCGGTAAGGCGATCACCGGCCTGAACCGCCGGTTGTCGCGGTATTGCGCCGGTGCCAACGCCAACCTGCTGCGCGAGATTCACAGCGAGTGGGCACGAACCGAAGTCGATGCCGTGAACCACGCTTGGCGCTATGAGGAATTGCAGGCATGGCGCCGCGATGATGTGCAGTTCAATCGCCGGCTGCAGATGTTCAACGTCGGACGCAGCCTGCAAGCGAGCGCGACAGGGGACATGCGCGCGGCGACGGCCGCGATCGGTGGCGCGAACGAGGCGCTGATGAGCGGCATGAGCGGCTACTACGGTGCCTTGCAAGCCAGCTTCGGGCGCTTCTCTGGCTATCTTCTCCAGCAGTCCCGAGCTAATAGTCTTCAATCCTTCGGCATGGGGATGGCGATGTTGGCCCGAGGCGTGCCCGGTCTCGGTCTCGATGCCGAAGACGATCCTCAGACATTCACTCTGCGCGATGCTCGCGGTTTCGCGGACCGCTCCGCGCCCTACGCATAAGCCGCTCTCATGCCTACCTACGACCCGCTCGCGATCCTGGAGCGCGCGAACGCGCATGCCTCGAATTGGCAGTCGGCGCTGGATCGCGCCATCGCCCAGCAGACGGCGACCAACAATGCCGCGTTCGCGGATGGCTTTGCCCGTGACCGCGTATTCCAGTTGTATCCCTCGGAATTGAAACGGATACAGGCAGGCAACGTCTATCAGGCGAATCTTGCCGATATGCAGGCCCGGCTGCTGCCCGATCAGGAAGACGCGCAGCGCGCCGCCTACCGGCTGAACGCCAGTCAGAATGGCCTGGCGCTGCAGGAATCGCAGTGGGCCTATTCCCCGGAGAACACCGCCGCGCGTCGGACGTTGCTGGACGACCGGCTTCAGTCTCCTGCCGCGCAGCTACGCGCGGGAGCCGCGACCTATGGTGTGATCGACCCGCTGCGGCGCGACGCTGCCATCCGCGATACGCTGCGGCAATCGCCTGCTGCCTTGTCGGCCCAAGCCAGTGCCGCGGCGCCGTCTGCTGCGACCCAGGTCGGACAGGTGATCGACAGGTTGTTGACCGGCGAAGTCGCCACGGCAGATGCCGAATTCGCGCGGCTGGGACTCGGGCGAATCACGACACAGCCGGACGGCAAGGTGGTGCTGATCGATGCGCAGGGACGCGCCTCGATGCCGTTGAGCGCGCAGGAGGCTGCCGTCGTGCTGCAGTCGCGGACGGGCCAACCAGGCACGCAGTTGCAGGCGTATGGCGCAGCGCAGACGCAGGCGGCGCAGGCGGCGATGCTCAAGCGGTTCGAGCAGCAGGCCGAACTGGCCAAGGAAGACGTCAAGGCACGCAACGCGCTGCGTCTGGAACTCCTCAAGGCCGCCGCCGATCCGATGGCGACGCCCGAGAGCAGGATGCAGCTCGAACAGATGGCGCAGCGGTATGGCCTGGACATCGGCGACACGGGCGGTTCCAGTGCCTCGCAGACCGGCGGCCTGCCTCCGACAGTCGCACAGGCAGCGGGGACGGGGCAAGCTGCAGGTTTGGCCGGCTACGCTGCAGCCAGCGGCATCGGCCTTGCACCGAGGCCAGAGTCGGGTGCGACGAAGCCATCTGCATCGCCATCGACACCGGCGCAGTCGCTGGACCGGGCTCGACAGACTTCCGCGCAGACCCTGCAGGACATGCGTCGCATGGTCGCTGAACGCGCCCAGCTCTACGCCGGCCTCAAGCGGCTTGATCTGGATTTGGTGCGCGAAGGCCCCACGGCTGATGCCGCACGGCTGAGAACCCTGCGCGACGCACGCCAGCGGATGCTCGAAGAATTGGCGAAGATGGATCAACGCCTGGAAGATCAACAGGGACTGCTGCGTAAAAGCACCGATCAGCTCCAGCGCGCAACGCGAGAGATGGAAGCCGAAAACGCCTACCGGACATATCGCCCATGAGCCGCGATCTGACCGCGTTGTTGGAGCATCCGAATGTCCGTCGTTATCTCGACCTGATCGCGCAAGCCGAAGGGACAGCCAGATACGCCGATCCTTATCGCGTCGCCTTCGGAGGCAGCGCCATCCCCGATCTGTCTCGTCATCCCGGCATTGCGAGAAGGTTCCGACAGACGGACGGTAAAGCCAACACCACAACGGCAGCGGGCAAGTACCAGTTTCTGCACTCCACTTGGAATGATGTCGCGGGGACGCTTGGCTTGAGCGACTTCTCGCCGCGCTCGCAGGATCTGGGTGCGCTGGAATTGATGCGACGCAGCGGATCGCTGGATGATGTGCTTCGCGGCGATTACGCCACCGCTGTCCGAAAGGATGGGCGCACCTGGGCCAGCTTGCCGTCGTCGCCGTACCCGCAGCCCAAACGCTCCCCCGCATTCATCGCACAGGCGCTGGGCCAGTCCGCTACGCCCACCTTCTTGCCGCCCTATGCGCCACGGGCCGCAGCCTTGAGTGCGCCACCTGCGCAGCCGCATTACCGGCCGGTCTTGCCTCCGATGTGGCCCGTGCAGCCCCCTGGTGCCGAATCCTCCCAGGCGATCTTTCCGCCGTCCTTCTTCACGCCAACCGATGCGACGACTCCAGCGTCGCTCGTGCCGTCCCCTGAGCCGCCGTACTCGATCGATCTCGATCTGCAGCATCTGCGTCGCTCGTCCCCCAAATCCTGATCGCTCATGACCGACGCTTACAACCCCTTCGGATCGGCCTTTGTCGATCCTGCGCTGACCGCACGCCTGAATGACCCGGTGACTTCTGCGCCGGCACCGGCCGTGCCATCGCTTGCTCCGGCCGAAATACCCGACCTGCGCTGGGAGACCGTCAAGGCTCGACGGGGCTGGGATATGGCCGCACCCGAGGATCGCCAGCGTATTCACGCCGATTACGCCAATGTGATCTTGCCTTGGTTGGCGCAGCAGCAGGGGGGCGATGCGGCACAGTGGACCCGTCAGTTCCTGCAGGATGTTCCGCCGCCCACCGATGCCGGCGATTTCGGGCGCGGCATGCAGACCTACTGGCCAGGTACACAGGCAGCACTGTACGGCCTGGGTGCGCTGGGTGCGGATCTGTTCGGCGCCGACGAGACTGCGGGAGAATGGGCCTTGCGTGCGCAAGGTCTCCTTGAACGGCAGGCGCAGGATGCGCGTCCGACCGACAGTTTGAGTCGCGCTTGGGCGACGGGCGATGGCATCACCGGCACACTCGGCAACTTGGCGGATTGGGCGCAGTTCAACCTCGGTCAGATGCTGCCGAGCGTACTGGAGTCGTTGGCGTTCTCGGTGGCTGGTGCCGCCGCCGGCAGCGGTGCGGCACCGGGGCCGGGCACCATCGGCGGCGCGGTCGGCGGTTTCTTCGGCAAGAAACTGGTCCGCGATGAAGTCCAGGCGCAGATCGCGAACTTGGCTGCCGATTACGTCACCAGGCAGGTCGCCATGGGTGCGACCGAGGCGGTCGCCAAGCGCGAGGCGTTGGGCCTGATGCGCGATCAACTGGCGAAAGAGACGATGCGCACGCTGGGTGCGACGGGGGCTCTGGCGGCGGCCTCGACCGCGCGCGGTATGGGCGAGTCCTATAACGCAGCCTTCGCGACCGAGCAGACCGGAGGCCCCGAGGTGGATCTCGGGCGCGTGCTGACCGGCGGCGCAATCTATGGGGCTGCGGAGACGCTCGGCGATGCGCTGCTGGCCGATACCCTATTGCGGGGTGTGCGCGGCGGAGCACTGAAGGATCGCGTCGCGGCCGGCTTCGCGCGCAATGCGGTCGGGGAGGGTGCGACCGAAGCGGTACAGGAAGGCGCGACGCGGTTCGCCGGCCAACAGTCCTTGACTGATGCGGATGCACTCACGGCGTACTTCGACAGCGCGGCAGCCGGTGGTTTGGGCGGCGGCGTATTCGGGGGTATCGGTGCCCTCCGCGAGCGGCCGCAGCCGCAGGGTGATGCCGCGTTCCTGCAGGCGATGGAGACCCTCGCCAGCGACCGTCAGGTCGGACAAGCATCATCGACTCCCAATACGGGACAGTCACCGGCGACTTATCGGCCGTTGCTGGCGCTTCCGGAGCCGGTGACGATGGTCACGCCCGAGGGTATTGCGATCCCCGCCGCGCAGCGCGGAGCGTTCGATCGGGATGCAGCAGCCCTTGGGCTTGAGCGCGATTCCTTGGGGCTTACGCCAGACGTGAACGCGGCGCGTGCCCGTCATCCCGCGGCGGCGCCGAATGAAGCGGTGCTGTCGTCGCGACTCGGAGCGCAGGCATCAATCTATCGACCGCCAGCACCCCAATCGAGAGCAGTGGAATCGACCGGAGCCACGCCGAAAGGGGTCGTTCTCAACGTCACTACGCCTGAAGGCGAAGCGTTGATGGGCTTTCGGGAAAAGCGTGGCAATACCAAGGTTCGTGTGCGTCGTTCCGATTGGGAGGGCGAACGCAACTATTTGCCGCTGTTCGATGCGAGAGGACAGCCGATCCCAGGGGGCAACCTGCACCGCCGTATGCTGACCGATGCGCAGAGTGCACCTGCAAATCTTCCGCCTGAACGGGAAACCGTGTCGGTGTCTGTCGATCAGGCGGTGGCATCCGAGAACGACGTGCCGCCACTCGAAAACTCCGGTGGATTGGATCGTCCGGCGCTGCGCAGGGTGTTCTTGGAGACGATGCGCCGGAAGCGACCGAACGTCACCGATGAGGAGAGCGGTTTCTACGAGAAGGCCGCAGACGAACTGATCGATCTGATCGAGCGCCGCGATGCGCGCAGTTTGCTTAAACGCAATCTGGGCGATGCCAAGATGAATCCGGCAAGTCGTGCACTGTTCACTGCGACGACGGGTATCACTCTGCCGCGTGGGCGTTCGGCATCTGAGGAAGCGATCTACCGTTGGGCCGGTTCCGACCGTGCGACCGAACAATCTCGGGAAGCGGAGCGGCGAGCCCAGCGCGAGGCGGAGGCGCGTGCGCCGGTCGAGACGTTTCCGGAGTTCGGGAGCTACGCCGAGGCGAATCAGTGGGTCGCGCAGCGTGCACGCGCGTTCGGTGGCAAACAGGCATATCGGGCGACCGCGGAGTACGGTCGCCTGCTGCCGGTCCTGCAACGACTGGCCGACCAGATGAATGAGGGCAACCGGAGTCGGCGGCTTTCGGTCCTGGCGGCGGCGGGACTCGCGATCGGCGACCGCGTGCAGGCGACATCGCGCAATCTGATGCTTGGTGCGCCGCAGACGGCTCAAGGCACGCTGTTCGCCAAGTCCGGATTCCCCTGGGTGCGCCTAGACGATGGACAGACGATCACGGTGAGCCACGATGGCCGGATCGAGCAACGCCGGGAGGTGCCCTGGTCCGATCGCTGGACGAAGATCGCCGCACCTGTCATCGAGTCGACCGCCTCGGCACAGACTGTGGAAGATGCGGCGACGGAAAGCGCAAGGCAACCCACAGGCAATGCTGCGATCCTGGCGGATTTCGTGGATAGGCTGGTTGCGCAGGTGCGTTCAGGTCAGTCCGGACGGGTCCCGTTTCCGGCGGCGTTCGCCCATGTCACCGAAGTCCACTCGGCGATGGCCGCGGCTCGTCGGGCGTTCGAGCAGGCCGGAGCGGTCAACACCGGCGGAGCCTACGGGGCGCGCTATGTCATCGCGGACGGCATCATCACCCTGTCCAGTAGTGCCAATCAGTTGTGGGCAGATGTCCAGATCGCGCCGAGCCTGTCGACGGACGCGGGGCGTCGGGCCGACAATGGCAGGGACCCGGCATCGAGGGAGGCAGTGGGCAGTGACGATCCTGTTGAGACCGGAGCGGTATCCGCCCGCGGCACGGATCGCCCTGGAATCGATGTCGCCCTTGGCGACGCAGATCGCCAACCACTGGATGCGAACGAGACCGATGCGGGCGCGCGCCCTGATCGACTCGGGAGAGTATCTGGCCGCTTTGATGCAGGAGACGGTGCGGGTGCAGGAGGCATGGGACCCGACATTGTCGACGGAGGGCGCGTTGTCGCTGTCGACGCTGCCGCCGCCACCAGAACCAACACGACGCTGAACGAGGCGGCAGACGCCGCGAACCCGGAGGACACCCCCGATGCAGGACTTGGTCAAACCGAACGCTTATCCCGCCGACGTGCGCGCACGACTGCTGGCGATGTCACCGACCGCACGCGAGGTCGCGAACCGCTGGATGCTGGGCTGGCCCAAGCGAGTGCAGAAACTGATCCGGTCGGGGTACTACCTGGAGGCGCTGGCGAACCAGACCGCCGAGGAGGAACGGGCGAAGGCCGATACGAGCCTGAATCATCTGTCGAGCTGGGAGAAGGCGCAGGTGTGGGAGTTGTCGCTGGAGCCACCGACGACCGACGACGATCCCCCACCGCCCGAACCGGGCAACGAGAGCGCCTGACCCAAGAGGCCGCAGCGATCGACGATCCTGCGGCCTCTTCTGTTGTGGCCGACACCGCGTCGCCGCAGGCCGAGCCTGCGGCGGGGCCAGAGGCCGGCGTTGTCGTGGCCACCGCGACGGAAGCGGATACAGCCGAGCAGGCCGTCGAGGGCTTGGCCGACGATCTGGGCAAAGGCGGGCTCGCGCGCAAGGCGCGGGACAATCTCGCTGCGATCCGCATCGTCAAGGCAATGGCCGCCGAACAGCGGCCGGCGTCGCCGGAGGAGCGTCGCCAACTCGCGCGCTATGTCGGTTGGGGCGCGCTGAAGGGCGTGTTCGACCCGGCCAATGCCCAATGGGCGAAAGTCCGCGCCGAGCTTCAGCGCCTGCTGACGGAGGCCGAATGGCGCGCGGCGCGCGCGTCCACGCTCAACGCCCATTACACCAGCAAACCTGTCATCGACGGCATGTACGCCGCACTGGTGCGTTTGGGCGTCACCCGCGGGCGCATTCTGGAACCGGCGGTCGGCATCGGCCATTTCTTCGGCGGGATGCCGGCGAAGCTGCGGAACGCTTCCACGCTCTACGGCGTCGAACTCGATCCTCTGACCCAGCAGATCGCCGCCGCGCTCTATCCGAACGCGCACATCCGCCAGAGCGGGTTTCAGGACGTGGCGGTGCCGAGCGAATTTTTCGATGTGGCGATCGGCAATCCGCCCTTCGGTAGCGAACCCATCGTCGATTCTGAGCGCAGCCCGTACTCGGGCTTCAGCATCCACAACTACTTCTTCGCCAAGTCGATCGACAAACTGCGGCCGGGCGGCGTGCTGATGATGGTGGTGTCGCGTCAGTTTCTGGACGCCAAAGACAGTCGCGTGCGGCAGTGGATCGCGGAGCGAGCGGATCTGATCGCCGCCGCGCGCCTGCCCGACACCGCATTCGCCGAGAACGCCGGCACCGAGGTCGTGACCGATATCATCGTGCTCCAGAAGCGCGCCCCGGACACCGACCCGCCGAGCGACGACACGCGGGCCGCCCGCCTGCGCTGGGTGCAGACGGTCGAACAGACGCTTGAACACCCGACCACGGGCGAGACGTCCTCCTTCCGCATCAACCCCTGGTACGTCGACCACCCGGATCACATCCTCGGCACGCAGACGGCCGGCGGCACCATGTACCGGGCCAACGACTATACCGTCGCCCCTTCCGGCGATCTGGCCGCGCAACTGACGGCATGGGCGCGGACGTTGCCGGAGGGCATCTACAGCCCGATCGACCGCACCGAGGCGATGACCGCCAGTGCGGTGCCCGAGGGGGTGAAGGTCGGCGCCTACTTCATCGACGCCGAGGGGCGGATCATGATCCGGGGCGAGGACCGGATGGGCGAGCCGCAAGCGGCGCCGTGGACGGCGCCCGGTGCGACCGCCGAGGCGCGCATGCGCGGCATGATCGAGATTCGCGACGTACTGCGCCAGCAGATGCGCCTGGAACGCGCCGCGGACGCGAGCGAGGCGCAGATCGAGGCCAACCGTCGTCTGCTCAATGAACGCTACGACGCCTTCCTCAAGCGATACGGCCACCTCAGCGCATCGCGGACCAACCGCAGCCTATTCTTCGACGACCCGGACGCCAGCCTGCTGCTGGCACTGGAGTTCGACTACGACGCTGGCGTGAGCGAGACCGTCGCCAAGCGCGAGGGCATCGAGCCGCGCGCGCCGAAGGCGACGAAAGCCGACATCTTCCGTCGTCGCGTGCTGTTTCCGCCGTCGGATTTCGTGACCGTCCACAGTGCGCGCGACGCCTACCTCGCCAGCCTGAACTACCGTGGCCGTCTGGACCTGGACTACATGACCGAGGTCTACGGCAAAGACAGTACGGCGCTCGTCAAGGAACTCGGCCCGCTGGTGTACGAAACGCCGGATGGCAATCTGGTCACGGCCGACGATTACCTGTCTGGGGATGTGAAAACAAAGCTCGTCGAAGCCAAGGATGCGGCCCGGCGCGATCCGCGCTTCGCCCGCAACGTCGAGGCGTTGTCCAAGGTCATTCCGCGCGATAAGACGCCCAGCGAGATCACCATCGCGCTCGGCGCTCCGTTCCTGCCGGCAGAGGATCTGCAAGCCTTCCATCGTGAGGTGACGGGCGCGAACGCGCGCATGACCTATGTGCGCGGGTCGGGCCTGTGGCTGGTGAACGTCGTCGGCGAACCGGATCGGGTACTGAATGCCTCGACCTGGGGCACGAAGGAGATGGGCGCGACCGAGATTTTCCAGGCGACCCTCGCCGGGCGCGCGGTGGTCGTGACCAAGACGATCAAACATGGCGACGGCAAGATCGAACGCATCGTGCTGGAAGCCGAAACCGAACGCGCCCGTGAGAAACAGAACGCGCTGCGGGCCGAATGGCGGGCCTGGGTTTGGCGCGACCCCGAGCGGGCCGAGCGCCTGCTTGCGCTCTACAACGAGAAGATGAACCGCACCGTCGAGCGGCGCTACGACGGCAGTCATCTGACCCTGCCGGGCATGAGTCCCGGCCTGACCCTGCTCGCGCACCAGCAGAACGGGGTGTGGCGTGGCCTGCAATCGCGTCAACTGCTGCTCGATCATGTCGTCGGCGCCGGCAAGACCTTCCAGATGGTCGCGATCGCGATGGAAATGCGACGGCTCGGCGTCGCGCGCAAGCCGCTGTTCGCTGTGCCCAATCATCTGACCGTGCAGTGGCGCACCGAATTCGCCCGGCTGTATCCGGGGGCCGTGGTGCTGGCGGCGGAACCGGACGATTTCACGCGGGAGAACCGCAAGAAGCTGTTTTCCCGCATCGTGACCGGCGATTGGGACGCGATCATCGTCGGCCATTCCTCGCTGAAGAAGATCGGGCTGCCGGCCGAGACCGAGACCCGCATTCTGACCGAACAGATCGACGAGATCGCCAGCCTCATCGAACAAATGAAGCGCGAGCGCGGCGACCGCGGCATCGTTCGAGACATGGAGGGCATCCGCGCGCGCTTGGAGGCCAAGGTCAAGCAGAAGCTGGCGAACATCGGCCAGCGCGACGGCGTGCTGACCTTCGACGAGTTGGGCGTCGATGCCCTGTTCGTCGATGAACTCCATGAATTCAAGAACCTGTTTTACACCACGGCGATGTCGCGCGTGCCCGGCATGGGCAATCCGAACGGCTCGGATCGCGCGTTCGATCTGTTCGTCAAGACGCAGTGGCTGTTCGAGACGCTGGGCGACAAGGCGCCGCTGGTGACAGCCACGGGCACGCCGGTCAGCAATTCGCTGGTCGAAATGTTCAACCTCCAGCGGTACATGCAATACCCGACGCTCAGGCGCAAGGACTTGCACGTCTTCGATGCCTGGGCGCGGCAGTACGGCAGCATCGAGAACGTGTACGAGGTCGCGCCCTCCGGCGCCGGCTTCCGTGCTTCGACCCGCTTTGCGAAGTTCCAGAACCTGCCGTCGCTGATGGCCGACTACCGCGCGTTCGCGGACGTGGTGACGCTGGACGACCTCAAGGCCCAGGAAGCGGCCAAGGGCGGGCGCTTCCCGGTTCCGAACCTGCTGGGTGGCCGCCCGCAGATCGTGGTGGCCGAACGCTCGCCACAGGTGGCCGAGTTCATGGGTGTCCCGCATCTGGCGCGCAGTGAGGGCGGCGGCGTGGTGTTCGGTTTCAATCCTGGGCGCGGCGAAACGGCGACTATCGAGGAGGCCGAAGACGGCCGCTTCCGGGTCAAGATCGAGGTGCCCGGCGAAGCCTACCCGCGCGCCCTGGCGGTCTATCCGACGCGCGAGGACGCCCAGATGGGCATCGTGGAAGCGGCCCTGACCCCCAAGATCGACCTCAACCCGGAGTCGATCCTCGGCCGCTTCGCCCGCATCCGCGAGTTGACCCGGCAGACCAAGGGCCGGGTCAATGCGCTCTCCCTGACCGGGCAGGCCAACAAGGCAGGACTGGACTATCGGCTGATCGACCCGGCCGCGCCGGACTTCCCCGGCTCGAAGATCAATCTGGCGCTGGAGCGCATGCTGGCGCTGTATCGGCAATGGGATGCCGACAAGGGCACGCAGTTGGTGTTCTGCGACTTGTCGGTGCCCAATACGGCTCGACGCAGCGCCGCGACCAAGCCGCAGCGCGTCTACGTGCGCGAGGACGATGGCAGTCTGGCGCATGCGAGCGGCACGGCGCACACGGTCGCGGGCGCGGAGGAACTGCCGTTTCTGCTGGTGGTGCGCGGTGCCGCGGCCAGGGCGACGACGACCGTCTACGACGCGGCGACCGGTCGCGCGCGACGCATCTTGCCCGGCGGCCGTGACAAGGGTCTGGCCTGGGCGCAGGAGACCCTGCGCGATCCCGCGCGTCGCGAACGCTGGATCGCCGAACGTGAGGCCGAGCGCGAAGCCGGGCAGGAACTGAGCCAAGCCGAAATCGACGACTACAACGACGCCAATGGGTTCGACGCCGAGGCCGGCGACAGCCTCAGTTTGCAGGACATCGTGGGCCTGAGCGGCGCGGAAGGATTCAACGTCTACGACGATCTGCGCGCCAAGCTCATCGCCGGCGGCGTGCCCGCGAACGAAATCGCCTTCATCCACGATTACCCGCACCCCGAAGCCAAGGACAAGCTGTTCAAGCGCGTCAAAAGCGGTGAGGTGCGGTTCCTGTTCGGTTCGACCGCAAAGATGGGGGCCGGCACCAACGTGCAGGATCGCATCGTCGGCCTGCACCACATCGATGCCCCGTGGAAGCCGAGTGATCTGGAACAGCGCGAAGGCCGTGCGATCCGGCGCGGCAACCAGCTCTACGAGCGCGACCCGGACAGGTTCGAGGTGGCGATCTATCGCTACGCGACTCGCCAGACCTACGACACCCGGCGCTGGCAATTGCTGGAACACAAGGCGCGCGGCATCGAGCAGTTGCGCAAGTACGACGGCCAACAGACCGAAATCGAGGACATCGACGGCGAGGCGGCGAACGCGGCCGAGATGAAGGCCGCTGCATCGGGCGATCCGCTGATCCTGCGCGAAACCCAGTTGCGCCATGACGTGCGCCGGCTTGAGCAGTTGGAACTGGCGCATGCCGACAATCAGACGGTCTTGCAACGGCAGGCGCGCACGGCCGAGCAGTACGCAGCGACGGGCGGCCCGCGTTACCTGAAGGCATTGCGCGAGGTGCAAGCCCAGGTCAAGCAACACCCCTTGCCCGAGGACAAGGAGGCGGTGCCCGGCGGCACCGCGCTGGATGGCGCCCGGTTCGGGGAGCGCAAGGCACTGACCCAGACTCTCGCGCGGCGGGTCGGGGCGCTGATCGGCCCAGGTGAGGCGGCCAGCGCGGTCGAACTGGTCTATCGCGGCCTGACCTTCGAGATCGACCGGGTGCAGGCGCAGTGGGTGCGCGTGTCGTCCGATCTGGGCGAGGTCACGAGCTATGAGCGGGGTGCGGAGACCTTCTCTGCGACTGGCCTGCTGACCCGGCTGAACAACTATATCGACCGGATCGGCTCGGAAATCGTAGATACCGAAGCCCGCATCGAGAACGCCCGAGGCGAGGCCGAACGCTTCAAGGCCGAAGCCGCCAAGCCTTTCGAGCAGACACAGGCGTTGCGCGAGGCACGCGAGCAGTATCGTCGCGTGCAGCGGCTGTTGCTGGTGCGCGGGCCGGAGATTCCCGAGCATGAGCGGCCCATGCTCGATGCGGCGCTGGAGGCGCAGCGGTCGGCGCTGCGCGAGGCTGGGTTCAGCGATGCGCTGGACGAGCTGCTGGACTACCAGCAGCAGCGGGACGATGACGCCGGAGCTTTCAGCAAACGCCGTAACCCGGCCGCTGCTGGCGCGAGCGTCGCCCAGGTGCAGCGGGTTGTGGACGAGATGCTGGTGGACTGGAAGGGGGCGCCCGTGGTGCGTGTCGTCGCAACCCCAGACCATCTGCCGGCTTCAGCGCGGCGCGCGCCGGATGTTCACCTCGCCGAAGGCTATTACGCGCGCAGCACGGGCACTGTTTATCTGGTGGCCAGTGCGCTGCCGAACCGGCGTGCCGTCCAGCGTGTGCTGATCCACGAGGCCATCGGTCACTACGGCATCGAAACCATCGTCGGGCCGGCGCAGTGGGCGCAGATCGCCGAAGGTATCCATCGTCTGCGAGAGAAGGGGCGCTATCGCGACCTGTTCGCCGAGCACGCGCGGCGCGGCTACCTGGATAACGGCTGGGACAGTACGGCCATCGCCGAGTTCATCGCGATTCTGGCCGAAAGAGGTGTGAAGGATTCCGTGCTTGATCGTGTCGTCGCGGCTGTGCGCGCGTTCCTGCGCAAGCTCGGCGTGCGCTGGAAGCTCTCGGAAGCGGAACTCCGCCAATGGGTGGTCCGTGCGGCGCGTGAAGTCCGGCATGGAGCCGGCGGCGCACGCGCCCGGTCGATGGATGGGGCGATGGCATTGGCGTTCTCGCGCGTGGAAGGTTTCCGCTCGGCGTTGTTGCAGGCGTTGGAACGCGCAGAAGGCGCGCCGCGGCGCGGAACCGCTCAGCAGTGGCAGCAATGGCTGGACGGTGTCCAGCGCCGTGGTGGATTCAAGCAGGCCGAGCGCGACTGGCTCGATGTGGATGCCTGGTTGAGCACGCGGGAAAGCATGACGGGAGAAGCCCGAATTCCGCGCCAAGCCCTGACCGACTTCGTGCGCACCCATCAGGTCCGGATCGGCGAGCAGCAAATCGGCGGCGATGTCGCCCGCTACGACGCGGCGCTGGACCGATTGCAGGCGGCGGGGTTCGAGATCGAAACGCTGCCATCGTATGGCGTTTCTCTCATGCGTGACGGCCAGGAAGTCGATGAGCGCACACTGACCGAATCGCAGAGGGACGATCTTGAAACTCTTTCGGCGGGTATAGAAACGATCGCGCCATTCGTTTCTGCGGAAGGCCGATATGCGAGCTACCAGATGGAAGGCGGGCGCGAGTACCGCGAACTGCTCCTCACTTTCCCGGTGCAGCCATCAAGCCGCAACCCCGACGAACCCTTCCATAGCGAACACTACCCTTCAGTGAAGAACGTCCTCGTCCACATTCGCTATAACGAGCGAGAGGACGTGGACGGCAAGCGTATGCTGTTCATTGAGGAGATCCAGTCCGATTGGCACCAGCACGGGCGGCGCTATGGGTATCGTCCAAACGCTGATCGCAACGTCGCACCTGACGCGCCTTTCAAGTCCACCGAGGACTGGACGCTGCTGGCGATCAAACGCATGGTGCGGATGGCAGCCGAACGTGGTTTCCAGCGCATCGGCTGGACGACCGGCGCGCAGCAGACCTCGCGCTATTCGCGGGGCGAACAGGTCGATGCCATCGACTATATGCCCATGCCTTCGGGCGCGTTCCGCGTCGCTGGCTTGAAGCAGGGCGACGTGGTGCGAGAAATGGAGGTGCCGGCGAACCTGCTGTCCTCGCTGCTGGGTGCCAAGGTGGCGGCGCGTGTCCGCGCGGGCGAGGGCGACCTGTCCCCACGCGGTAGTTCTCGGGGTACTCCTCTGCGGCGTCTGGATGCGCTGTCGCTGCATCTGGGCGATGCCGGCATGGGGGGCTACTACGACGGCATCCTCCCGGCGGTGGTCAACCGCTGGGCGCGTCCGCTGGGCGGGCAGGTCACAACTGCGGAGATCCGGCCGCGCTTCCGGGCACATGCGTTGGAGGTACATGCCTTCGACATCACGCCGGCCGTTCGTGCAGCGGTTGAGGAGGGCTTGCCTCTGTTCAGCAAGCGCACGCCGAACGCTGTCTTGGATGATCTGGATGCGATCCTCGATCCCGCGCCCGAGCAGACCGCCTTGAAGGATCGTGCCAAGGCGTGGCTCAAGGACATCACGCCAGCCAAGTTCAAGGACGCGAGCCGCAGCGCCTGGTTGGGATTGTTGACCACCCGCCATCTGGGTGAACTCGGCGGCGACTATTTCGAGCACATCCGGTTCTACAACGACTATCTCGCGCGGATGAGCGCCGACCGCAACCAGATGCAGAGTGAGGCCGACACCCTCGCCGAAGATGCGCGCCGCTGGGTATCGAAGCACCGCATGCAGGCCCGTGAGCTGTTCCGGCTGATGCACGCGGCGACGATCGCCGGTGTCGATCCTGCCAAGGCGTATACACCGCTGCAGTTCCGATTCGGAGGCAAGCTGCATGAGGTCACACCGAAGTCCATCCGTGAGGCGCTGAGAGCCATTAGGCAGCAAATGCGCGAACGCAGTGGAGACAGCAAGATCGACATGATGCAGGAGGCGAAGATTCTGCGCGGTATGCCTGCGCGAGAAAAGCGACGCCGGGCTGCATATCCGGAGTTGGTGGCCCGCTGGAATGCCTTGCCGAAGGAAGCGCAGGAGATCTACATCGCTTTTCGCGATGCCTACGCAGGACGTTCCGATGCTGTCGAGGAGGCGCTGGTTGCGCGTATACGCGACACCGACGCCAGTGCCAGTCACAAGCGGCGACTCGAACAAGTGATCCGGCTGCAGTTCGAGCGCAACCGCCTGCAAGGGGTGTACTTCCCGCTACAACGCTTCGGTCGATATTTCGTCTCGGCCTTGCGTGATGGCATTCCGGTGTACCTCATGTTTGAGCGGTTGAGCGATCTGGAGCGCGCAGTTGCTGCCCTGCAGGGGCAGGGCTACACGATTCGAGCCCAGGGGTTGAAAGCCGAGAGTGGACCCAAAGACGCGCCCAAGGGAACTTTCGTCGCCGAGATCATCGAGCATCTGAGCAAGGCGGGGGTATCCGAGAAGACGCAGGAGGAGATTTATCAGTTGTATCTGCAGGCTTTGCCCGAGATGTCGATGCGCAAGCATCAGATTCATCGGAATGCGGTGCCGGGATTCGACCCTGATGGCGTTCGCGCATTCGCATGGAACATGCACCACGGCAGTCATCAATTGGCGCGACTCCGCTATGCACACAAGCTGCAATCGACCCTCGATTTGCTGAAGCATCAGCAGGATCTGGATCGACGCAAAGACGACGCCGACACCCGCCGCCTTGTCGCAGCCGATGCGATTCTGGCTGAACTGCAGCGCAGGCACGAATGGATCATGCAGCCGATCGACAGCCCGCTCACACAGGCGATCTCCTCGGCGGGGTTCGTGTATTACCTGGGGCTTTCACCCGCCTCTGCGCTGGTCAACCTGAGCCAGACAGCACTGATCAGCTATCCGTATCTGGCTGCGCGCTTCGGCGCGGTGCCGGCGTTCAATGCGCTGCTGGCGGCCGGGCGCGACGCTGCTCGAACCCTTGGACATATCGAGCGTCGGTTGCCGAACAGGGAGGAGGAGAACGCCTACAAGGCGCTGGTCGCGGCGGGTGCCATCGACCGGACGCAGGCACACAGTTTGGCCGGTATCGCCGAAGACGGCGCAGTGCGCTTCAGCCCAGCCTGGGCCAAAGCGATGCGAATCATCGGCTGGGGGTTTCACACGACCGAACTCATCAACCGCGAGGCGACCGGCATCGCTGCGTTCCGACTTGCAAGGAACGCAGGTCAGTCGTTCGACCAGGCCGTCCGCAGTGCGATTGATGCGATTCAGGACACTCATTACGACTATACCAATCAGAATCGCGCGCGCTGGATGCAGGGTAATGTTGCGAAGGTCTTGCTCATGTTCAAGCAATACGCATTGAACACCACTTGGCACTTGGGGCGCATGGTCTGGCAGGCCACGCGCAACGCCGATCCACAGACCAGACGAATCGCGCGACGCAACCTGACCGGTGTGCTCGGGATGAGTGCACTTTTTTCCGGCGTGCTTGGTTTGCCGACCGCGAGTGTCCTCATGGGTGTGCTCAACGCCATCGCGGCGAGCTTTGGCGACGAGGATGAGCCTTGGGAGGCGAAAACGGAGCTTCGCGGGTATCTGGTCGACATGCTCGGTGCCGATATGGCCGAGATCCTGCTCAATGGCCCGGTCAATGCGGTCACTGGCGCGGATGTGGCCAGTCGCGTCAGCCTGTCGCAGCTTTGGTTCCGCGATGCCGATCGTGAGCTGGAAGGGCGAGGGATGTACTACCACCTGCTCGAACAAGCAGCCGGCCCGATGGGCGGCGTGCTAAAGAATGTCATCGCAGGCAAGGCACTGATCGACGAGGGCCACACTTGGCGCGGTGTTGAGACCATGCTGCCGAGTGCCCTGAAGTCCATGGTCAAGGCCGCGCGCTATGAGGTACAGGGAGCGAACACCCTGCGCGGCGATCCGCTGATCGAGGATATGAGCCTGCGTCAGACCTTGCTGCAGTTGGGTGGCTTCACTCCCGCCGAGTTGGCCGAGACCTACGCCCGCAACAGTGCCGCCAAGCGATATGAGCGGCATCTGCTCAAGCGCCGGGAGCGCCTCTTGGACGCCTATGCGCTGGCGACCCGAACGGGCGATATCGAGGGCCGGGCGGAGATCATCCGGCAGATTCGACACTGGAACCGCAAGGTGCCCGAGCTGGCGATCACGGCACGAACGCTGGAACGGTCCATCGCGTCGCGGCTGGCCTGGAGTGCCCGGGCAGAGGCGGGCATCGTCCTGAATCCCAAGGTCGCTGGCCGGGTCCGGGAGGACACGGGTAGCGCTGAATAAGCCGAGGGTACGGCCCCCCCCTCCAACCGGGCCTACCTGTCGGTCCTGACAGGTACCCGATCACCGCGGGGATGCGGTTAGAATCTCCACAAGCCAGGGGCCGCCACAGGCGGCAGGCGTTGCAAGCAAACACCAATCCGTCACGGAAGGCATCGCCGACAGGCGAGTCGCTATTGCGTGTGCGCGATTCGATTCGCTGTCGATTCATCAACAGCAGGATGTCGATCCGGTGGCAACGCCATATCTCGATCCCAGAGACACCGATGCGCGTTCATATGGACGCGGGCATCGCGTGCGCGAGCCCGTCTCATGGGCCGACGTGCCGACAGCACGCCGATCGATCGCCAAACAGGGACAATCTCATGACTGAAAGACAGGGCTCTGCCTGGCCGCCGGGCCGTGGCGGCATCACACAATGGCTCCGGCCGCGCGGCCGGTTCCTGCTGGTCCTGGTCGCGCTCATCGCCGCCGGCGCCATCGCGCAAGTGGTCGCCCCCACGCCACCGCCCACCTACGTCACCGCGACCGGCACCTTCCCGACGCTCGACGATGCCGAGGCCGCCCTGCGCAGCAGCACCGCCTACTACGGTGCTGCCAACCAACTGGAGCACGTCCAGACCCTCCAGATGGGGCCGTCCACCCTGCGCATGCAGTATTGGCTGCGCAAGCGCCCGGCGGATCTCGTCAACGGCCCGATGTTCTACGCCGACCTGGGCATCTACGGCCAGGGCAAGGGCGACTGCAACGTGCCCGCGCCGGACCCGGGTTCCGGCTACAGCGACTGGTGCGGCAGCGAATCGACGTTGACCGGCTCGGTAGAACGCGAGTTGGCGACCAAGTGGCCCGGCTGCACGATCACCGGCAGCAGCCTGCGCACGGACTACAGCGCCAACCCGTCCCTGAGCGGCACCACCGCATCGACGCGCGGCACGGTCAGCTTCGGCTTCAAGGGCATGACCACCACCGCGAACTGCACCAACGGGACCACCAAGTCCCACAACTGGTCGCTGCAGAAGCACAAGACGCTGTATTGCTCGACCGGCTTCTATCCGGTCTCCGGGGTGGTGTCGGACGCGACCCTCTTGTCCGCCAACCACTGCCAGCCGCGGAACGACGATATCGCCTGGATCGATACACCGATCCGGCAGTGCGGCAGTTGCGCCGGCAGCCGCAACCCGATCTATCCGGCGACCGGCGAGAAGCAGCGGCACGAGGACGACTTCACGTTCGCCGGCCGCACCTTCACCCGCCACTACCGTTCGCTGCGCCAGTTCCGCAACAACCGCAACTTCGGCATCGGCTGGAGCCACACCTGGAGCGACCGGGTCATCGGCACGCCGGTGACGAGCACGCCCTACGTGCATATCGACGAGAGCGGCAACTACGAGTCCTACGCGCTGCTGAGCGGCAACCGCTATCGCGGCGAGAATTCGGTCGGCCGGGTGCTGGAGCGGATCAACGCGAATGGCATCAGCTTCCGGTTGCATCTTCCGGACGGCGAGGTCCGCGAGTTCGATCTGGACGGCTATCTGATCGCCATCCGCAATCCCGACGACCCGCTCAACGACCTGACCATCACCCATGCGGATCGCTCGATCGCGACCGTGACCGACGGGCAGGGTCGCGTGCTGCGGTTCGAGTCCTCGGCCAACCTGCTGCGCCGGATCGTGCTGCCGGACGGCTCGGCCATCGCTTACGACTACGACGCCGATCGCAACCTGATCCGCGTGACGTATCCCGGCAGTGCGGTGCGCCAGTACCACTACAACGAACCCGGCCTCGCCGGTGCCGCCAATCAGCGCCACCACCTGACCGGCATCACCGCGGAGGACGAACGCCGCTACGCCTCGTTCTCCTACGATGCCCGGGGCCGCGCCACCGCCAGTCGCGTGCTGGGCACGCCCAACGAGCTGACCACGATCGGCTACCCGACCGAAGACAGCGCGACGATGAACACCGCCGAGGGCGGTTCGCGCGCCTACACGATCGCCCCCGGCACGTACCGGCGGGTGCTCGCGATGCAGGAGGGCAGCGACAGCGTGCAGCAGACCTATGACGCCCTGGGTCGTCTCCAGTCCCGCACCGACAAGCGCAATGTGCGCACCGAGTACGGTTACGAGGGCGCTTACCGCACCTCGATCCTTTCCGCCGTCGGGACGCCCGAAGAACGCCGTCAGGAGTTCGTCCATGATCCGGTCAGCGGGCGCCTGACCGAGCAGCGGACGAAGGACCGCGCCGGTACGTTGGTGTCCAGGATGCTGTGGTCGTACAACGCGCGTCTGCAGACCACGCTTGTGACACGGATCGATCCCGCCACCGGGAGCACGCGCCAGACCGCCATGACCTACTGCGAGGCGGCCGATGTGACAGCGGGCCTGTGCCCGCAGGTCGGTCTGCTGGTCGCGGTCGATGGCCCTGCCGCCGGCTCGGCGGATACGGTGCGCTACGAGTACCGCATGGCCGATGAGCCGACCTGCGCCGCCTCGCCCACCACCTGCCCGTATCGCAAGGGTGATGTTTGGCGGACGATCAACGCGGCCGGGCATGGGGTGGAGCACCTGCGCTACGACGGTGCCGGACGCCTGCTGTCCACCCGCGATGCCAATGGGGTTGTCACCGATCTGGAGTACGACCCCCGCGGGCGCATCGTCGCGAGCAAGATCCGCGGCGTGGACGACACCAGCGAAGCCGACGACCGGATCACCCGGATCGACTACGCCCCGACTGGCGCGGTGGAGCGTGTGCTGTCACCGGACGGCAGCTTCATGCAGTTCCAGTACGACGCCGCGCAGCGACTCACGGCCGTGACCGATGCGAGCGGCAACCGCATGGTCTACACCCTGAACGCCGCCGGCGAACGCATCGGCGAGGAAGCGCGCGACCCCTCGGGGACGCTGCGTCGGGCACTGACCCGGGTCTTCGATGCGTTGGGTCGGCTGGAGCGGCAGATCGATGCCGACCAGCGCGCGACGGTGTTCACCTACGACGCCGAGGACAATCTCGCCCTGGTCACGGATGCGCGCACGCGCAGGACCGGCCACGATCACGATCCGCTCGGCCGCCTGCGCAGTACGCTGCAGGATATCGACGGCGTCGCCGCGCTCACGCAATACCAGTACGACGCGATGGATCGTCTGACTCAGGTCATCGACCCGAACGGCAGGGCCACGGTCTATGCGTACAACGGCTTCGGCGAGCTGGTGGGTCAGCAGAGTCCGGACACCGGACAGACCACCTTCGTCTACAGCGCGGCCGGCAATCTGCAGCTCAAGACCGATGCGCGCGGGATCACCGCACAGTACGGACACGATGCGTTGAACCGACTCACGTCGATCACGTACCCGGACAGCAGTCGCAACGTCGCCTACAGCTACGACACCGCCTCCGAGGACTGCCTCGACGGCGAGCGATTCGCCAAGGGGCGGTTGGCGCGGATGACCGATGCCAGCGGCGACACCGCCTATTGCCACGATCGTTACGGCCATCTGGTCCGCAAGCTGCAGAGAACGCAGGGGAGGACCTACGTCCTGCGCTATCTGCACACGGATCCGCGCGGGCGGCTGCCGGGCCAGAACACCCTGCTGCAGAATCCGCCGCCGGGCAATCAGTGGATCGGCATGACCTACCCGGACGGCAGCACGGTGCGGATCGTGCGCGATGCGCAGGCGCGGCCGAAGGAGCTGCGGGTGACGCAGGCGAACGGCACTGCGCAGGTCCTCTTGCACTCGGCGCAGTACGCGCCCTTCGGCGCATCGACCGGGTGGACCTACGGCAACGGTCGGCAGCTCGTGCGGTCGTTCGATCTGAATGGTCGGCCGCAGTCCATCCGCGACGCCGCCGCGGGTGGTCTCGATCTGGGCTACCGCTTCGATGCGGTGGGCAATCTGGAATCGCTGCACCTCGCGACTCTTGCCGAGCCGGCGCGGCGCCGATACGTCCACGACGGCATGAACCGGCTGCAGCAGGTCCGGGAAGGGGCGAGCGACAGCGTCCTGTACGCCTACGACTACGATGCGACCGGCAATCGGACCCGACGCACCGCAGGCACGATGCTGCAGGATTACACCTATGCCATCGGCCGGCACTGGCTGGCAGGTGTGGGCGGGGTTCCGCGCGAGCACGATGCGGCCGGCAACACGACGCGGATCGGCGCTGCGAATCAGGGGCTGCCGCCCGGCGGCTGCGTCGGTTGCCTGGAGGAAAACCCCGGCCCCGGTGAACCCGGTCATCCTGGGCCGGGCGATCCGCCGCCCAGCGAGACGATGGGAATCATGTCCACGGCGAGCGCAACAACCACGGATGCGCCGACCGTGCGCGAATTCGAGTACGACGACGCCAACCGCATGCGCGCGGTGAAACACGACGGCGTTGTGGCGATGAACTATCTCTACAACGGCAAGGGTGAACGGGTCTACCGCTACGGCAACGGGACCGCCGTGACCACGGTCTACGACGAGGCCGGCCGGTGGATCGGCGACTACGACGGCAATGGCCAGCCGATCCAGCAGGCGATCTGGCTCGACGATCTGCCGGTGGGCCTGCTGGTCGGCGCCGGCGCGGCGCAGAAGCTGTACTACCTCCAGCCCGATGCCCTGGGCACGCCGCGCGTGGTGATCGACCCGGTCCGCAATCTCGCGGTGTGGCGCTGGGATCTGGCCGGTGAAGCCTTCGGCGACAGCGCGCCGGAAGAGGATGTCGACGCCGATGGTGTCGCATTCGTGCTGGACATGCGCTTCCCGGGACAGCGGTACGACGCCGCGACGGGATTCAACTACAACTACTTCCGGGATTATGATCCGGGCACGGGAAGGTACATACAGAGCGATCCGATCGGGTTGCTAGGTGGGGCAAATACGTATGGATACGCAAATGAAGACCCCTTAGTCTTTTTTGATTTTTTTGGACTTGCTGCAGAAATTAATTGGTACCCGCAAAGAGACGCTGATTTGCATAATGGGTCCAATGCTTATGTCTCACCAAAGGGAACTTTTACTGTTGCTACTCACGGGTATTCCGATAAAATCGCAGTGCAAGACGAGCATGGAAATCCGATTTCGCCACGGCAACTATGGGATCTCATTAAGGATAGAGTGATAAAAGGGAGATACAAAAGGATTCGACTTCTTTCCTGTACTGCAGGCGCTCCGAAATATAACGGAAGGTCATTCGCCAGTGATTTGGCTATGATTTCTGGTCTTGAGGTTGAAGCTCCTCACGAATATATCGGATACAAGAATGGCAAAGTTGTTATGGGGCCGCCAATACCAAACAAGTGGCCCCCGCAGTTGAGAATTGACCCTAATGCCGGTTTTGCGAGGTTCTCACGATCATGCGATACATTCACAAGACAATGCTATTGA